ACCCCAATTCTTCGAACATCTCTCGCTGGAGCGCCTGGTCGTGCGTCTCCCCTGCGTTCACCTTCCCGCCCGGCGTGCACCAGCACCACGCGTGCGAACCGGGCCCGCGCTGCGCGAGGAGAAGCCGCCCGTCCTTGATGATCGCCGCGCTCACGACCTGCGTTGCTTCGTTCATCGCGCACCTCCGCTCAGCGAAAGAAACCTCCCCATGAAGGCGTGCTCCGCGTCCGCCGGCGACCATGGAACGAGCAGCCCTCGCAGCGGCGCCGGCATCGCTTCCCACGCGTTCGGCGGGCGGCTCATGAGGTCGCGCGCCTCGGTCGCAAGCAGAATGACGTCAGCGTGCTTCACGCGCGGGTCGTGGTCGAAGCGCGGCTGGAGGCCGAACGCCTGAGCGATCGCTGCGGTCACGACCACCTCAGCCTCGCGATACGGCAGCATCGACGCTTGGCGCTTCACGGGCCGCGGCAGGTCGACGAGATATGCCTCGCTCGCGTCGTGGAGGAGCCCCCACAGCGCGACCTCGATCACCGCGTCGCCGAGCATCGGCCGCAGCGTCTCAAGCAGGTAGTCCGACACGCGGACGCTGTGCTCGGCGACGCTGTAGAACGCGCGGGTGTGGCCAGCGAAGCGGCATTGGTGCGCGAGCGCATGGGCGATGTCCTCGATGCACACCTCATCCGCGCACGGGTCGAGCGGCCAGAACTGCCGCCCGGTGAACGTCTGCATCCAGTCGCCGATGCGGTCGGCGGTGACCGTGGCCACGCTGGGCTCGGCGGCCTGGCTCGCGCGCGCTGCAAGCCCGTACCGCCCATCGATAGCAGCGTGGCGGCACGCGAGCACCTCAGCTTCGAGCCGCTTCACCTCCGCGTTCAGGTGCGCCTTGTCGCCATCGAGCCCGCGAACGTGCTCCTCGAAGGCGGCGCGGTCCTTCGCGCGCTCGGCGAGCATCACCCTGATCGCCGCGCTCGGCGCCTGCTCCTCCCACAGATACGCAAGGTCTTCTGGAAGGAGAACGCTCGCCCCGTCGAGCATGTCGTGGGCGTGCTCGGCGCGCTCATGCTCCGCGTCTCGCTCGGCGGTGAGGCGCTCGATCTCCCGCCCCCGTTGCTCGGCGAGATCGCAGAGCGCGGGGACGTCGGTGCGGGCGCGCGCAAAAAAAGTTGCGTCCTCGCGCGCCCGCACGCTGTCGGCGTCACTGATCTCACAGACGACGGCACTGGGGTCCGCGCTTTGCTGGATCTGCCACGAGATCGAGCCTCCTTCGTTGTCAAAACGGTGGACATCCATCGGCCCCGTCGTCGCCTTCGCCGCACGCTCCCTCGCCCCCGCGATCAGCGCCGCGCCGACGAGCGTGCGGGTATCCTCGGCGCTCATGAGGCACTCTCCTTCTCAGCCTTCGCTACGGCGAAGCGATAGCGCGTCAGCGCGACCAAGAGAGCTTCGACCACGCCCCCCTCCTCTTTCGGTTCCTGCTGCCATTTGATCGCCGCCTCGACGACGGGGCGCATGCGCTCGATCTCCGCGCGGGCCTCGGTGAGCCGCGCCGCCGCCTGCTCGAGCCGAGAACTCGCGTCCTTCGCGCCGGCCTCGAGCCGCTCGATCCGCGCCCCGTTGAACGCCTCGACGAACGCCGCGCGCTTCTCCTGCGGCATGAAGGCGAGGATGCCGGGGATGACGGGCGGATCGATGTCCTCTAGCTGCGCCATCTCCCGATCAGCGCGCTTCGTCCCGCCGGAGCCTTCGCCAGCCCACGGAGGCAGCGGGTCGAGTTCGACGCCGAAGGCCTCGGGGGGTAGGTCAGCGCGGGCAGGCGAGCTTGCCTCTCCGCGCATCATCAGCGCGCAGGCCACGGCGTCGTCGAGGTTGGGGCGCACGGGCTTTCCGTCGAGACTGATCGCGATCGGCTCGCCTGGGTTCGCGGGGATCAAGATCGCTGTGTAGCCAGATCCTCCAGCGCGCTCCTGTGCGCAGATCGCGTCGTCGAGTCCCATGAGAGCGCGCCCGATGTGTTTGTGAAGGCCAGAATAGGCGTTCATGACTCCTTCACCCCCGTGTGCGCGACGTCGCTCGTCGAGACCTCGAGCCAGGAGTGCAGCCCGTTCAGCGTCTTCGCGATGGCCGCGCCGAGCGCCTCCTCGTTCTCGGCAGGCGGCGAGCAGATGATGAGCTTCACTCCACGCGGGGTGGCCTTCAGCACAACGTGAGCCCCCTGAACGCCGTTCGCCTCCATGGCGTGCTTCGCGAGGCGCCGAGCGGCTTTGCCCGACTCGCGCGCCTCCGCGAGGAGCAGATCAAGGTTCGAGAGCCCGGCGCGCAGCGCGGCGTTCTCTTCTTCGAGGGCCTTTACCCTCTCGGCGCCGCTCACAGCGCCCTCTGTCGACGCACGTGGCGCCGCTGCTTGCGCTCCGCGAGCGAGCGCCGGCACCGTCGTCCGACAGCCGCCGGAGCCTTCGCCCGCCGCATGTGCGCCCGGGGCGTCTCCACCCGCCCCGGCTCCGGCCCCGCCGCCGCGCCGGCTCACAGGGCACCCCCATCCTTCGGCAGCGGCGCGTCCTTTTTCGGGCGCCCCGGCCGCTTCTTCGCGGGCTTCTCCTCGACGCCGCTCGCACCCGCGAGCGCAGCCACGGCCTCCATGTCGACCGCGCCGTCGGCCATCGGCAGCACGGTCTGCAGGTCGGCCTCGGTCAGCTTTCGCGGGTCGCCCACGCTGCCGTCGGCGGCCCAGTCGAGCGGCCACTCCTCGTGGGGATCGCAGCGCACGGTGATGGCGAGCCCGGAGGCGAAGCGCAGCACCTCGCGGCAGGGGACGTCGGCGTACTCCGTATCGTTCTTCGAGGCGCGCGCGGCGTTCATCCGACGCTCGTGGATGGCCTTCAGCCGCTCCTTCGCGGCGCTGATGGTGTCCTCGAGCCCCGCTTCCTCGCGCGAGAGCTCGGCGTCGAGCTCGTTGATCTGCGCGCGCCTGGCGGGCGTGACGCGCCGCAGGAGCCGGCGGTCGGCGGCGTCGCGGCTCTCCTCGTCCTTCTCAGCCGGGCCGCTGACCGCGGCCCACAGGTCGAAGCCGCTTGTCGATCCCTCGGCGGTGAACGTCGCGCGCCCCTGCTCCACCAGCGCCTTCAGCGCCTCATCAAGCTCCTCGACGGGCACGATCCCCGAGAGCGCGTTCATCAGGTCCGTGCGCGTCGCCCCCGTTTCGAGCACCGCATGAACCGCATCCAGCCGCTCGTCCCCGCTCATTCGATCCCACTTCTTCATGATCATTCCTCCTCGAAGCAACTCGCTTGTGTTGTAGATGCAGGCGTGTTACACCCGCGTCTGTGAAAGCAAACAACTCGATCGTTAGTTCCAGCCGCCAGCGGACACCCCGAGCCTGCGAGACATCTTCCCGATGCTCGCCACCGTGGGTGATGCGCGGCGGTGCGCCCACGCGCTGACTGACTGCCGGGAGACGCCGAGCAGCCGCGCCAGCCCCGCGTATCCGCCGCGGGTGATGCGAGCGAGGCGCTGGAGCGTTGTCGGCCCGTCGTTCGCTTGTCGTGTACGCCTCGCGGCGCGTGCTGCGGTCACCATGTTCGATGGTCTACAGCCGCGGCTGTAAGTGCGTCAATGACTCTTTACGCCTGCGCGTCAAGCGGCGCGTGGGATACGCTTGTTTTCAGGGCACATACGAGGAGACTCATGGTCACGAAAAAAGAGACAAGGGACGCGTTTAACGTCGGACGTCGGCTCGGTGAGAGCGAGCATCGCGTGATGCTCTCTGTGCTCGAGCGGTACGTGCTCGTGACGCACCAGGGGAACGAGAGCAGCGCCGCGCGGGCGCTCAAGATCACGATGCAGGTCATCAACCGCTCGCGGCATCAGCGCCGGATCGGCCTCGGTTTGGCGCAGGCGCTCGCTCGTGAGATGGGGACGACCATCGAGAAACTCGTCGCGGCGGCTCACGATGAATGGCCGAACCGGACGCTGGCGATCCCGCTCGCGAAAGAACACGGCGTGAGCGAGGATGCTGTGATGCGTGTAATGGCGCTTCCGTACAACCGCGCGCCCGACGTCTCGCGCGTGACGTGGGTGCTGAAGATGGTCGACGCCGAGCGGTTGAAAAAGGCTTAGAACGTAGCTGTTCTGAGAATCTTCGCGCGCCGAGCGTAAAGACCTCTTGACGCTTCTACATCCGCGGGTGTAGAGCGTTGGAGGTATGAAGCATGGTGATTCGCTCGACCACACGGCGCAGGCTGACCCGCTGTTCTCCTGCCGATTCTGCGACCATGACGCGCTCGCCGGCAACGGCCGGAGGTGGGCGTGAGCGGCGCGGTCTGGGCTGTGGCCGTGGCGCTCCTCGCGGGCGCGATCCTTCAGGTCTGCGAGGTCAGCGCGGGCAACGGGCGCGTCGTCGACTGGCGCACGATTCGGAGCGGGGAAATCCTTGTCGAGGGCGCCGATGCCTTCGACGTGGCCTATCTCTTCGTCGGTCTCATTGGCGAGGAGGCGGCGCTCGCCCTGCTCGGCGACGACGCGGTGAAGCCCCCCGCGCCTCCGGCAGAACCGATCCGTGTCCACGCCTTCATGACACAGGCGAACGGGGGGCGACGTCGCACCTTCGACGTGGGCCCCTTCCGAGTGACCGTCGACCCCTGCGAGGACGACGCCGGACAGGCGGCGTTCACTGAGCGCCTCGCGATTCTGGCTCATCGCGAGATGAACGGCGGTGCCTCGTGAGCGCCCCCTCGTTCCTCATCGCTGGAAAGGGGCCCGCGCCGACGATGGCCGCGGTCTCACCGCCCGCCGTCGGCTTCCGCGCGTCTACAGCTACACCCGCGCCTGTAGACGAGGCCGTCCGTGGCTGACGGCGCGCCTATCCATGACGTCGAGCGCATGGGCTTCGACGACCACGTGCGGGCGCTGGCTCCGCTCCGGCGCTGCGCCTCCTGCGGGCGGCGCAAGGCCCGCGCGAGCGATGGGTTCTGCGGCGGGTGCGGCGCGAAGCCGAGCGCGGCGGCGTACGAGACGTACCAAACGTATTCGTGGAGCGAGAGGAGCAAGGGGTCGTGAACCTCTCGCTCTTCGGCCCGCCTCCGCTCGTAGCCGTCGAGCCCCGCCGCCTTCCGCTGCTGTCGACGACGGCTGCGGCGAAGTACCGGCGCTGCCCTCGGCTGTACTTCTTCGAGCAGGTGCTGCGCGTCCGCCCGCGGTACATCCCCGCGCCGCTGCGCTTCGGTCTCACCATGCACGCGGGGCTCGAGGCGTGGATGCGCGGCGGGTGCGACCTGGAGGCAGCGCTGAATGCCATCGAGAGCGCCGAGGCTGACCCCTTCGAGCGCGCGCGCGCCCACGCGCTGATGATGGGGTATCACGTGCGGTGGAAGGCCTCGCCGCTGAAGGTGCTCCACGTCGAGGTGCGCGCGGACGGCCCGCTTATGAATCCGGCGACAGGGGCCCCCTCGACGACGCGGGGCTTCACGTGTCGGCTCGACGGCGTGGTCGAGTACGAAGGGCGCCCGTGGATCATCGAACACAAGACTACGAGCAGCGACCTCGACGATCACCTGTATTGGTCCGCGGTGCGCCTGTCCGCGCAGGTGGGCGATTACCTCGAGGGCGCAAAGGCGCTCGGCATCGAGCCCGCGGGCGTGATTTACGACGTGCTGCACACGCCGGGGCATCGCCCCCTCGTGCAGAACAGGAAGAACGAACGCAACGAGATGCCCGACGAATTCGAGGCGCGCGTCTGCAAGGACATCGCGAAGGCCCCCGGCGAGTACTACGTGCGGCGGCACGAGGTGCGGCTCGTCGACGAGCTGCGTGAGGCCGCGGCGGACCTGTGGGCGACGCACAAGGATATCCAGCGCGCCGAGCGATCGGGCGTGTGGCCGCGCAACACGGGGGCATGCCGCGTGGGGCGGCACCTCTGCGCGTTCGTGCCGGTGTGCACGGGGACGAGCACGCTCGACAACAAAGCTCTGTATGAGAGAAGAGAGGCATAGAATGGCGATCAAGGTATCGAAGAAGGAAAAGCTCAAAGCCGCGAAGCGGGGGCTGATCTACGGCGATTTTAAGCTCGGCAAGACGACCCTCGCGTGCGGAGCGCCGGATCCTGTTGTCCTCAGCGGCGAGGGCGGCGAGGGCGAGATCGAATGCACCCGCATCGTGTTCGAGGACGTCGTGCGCGCCGGCCGTACGATCGAGCGGCATATCCCACGGGCGTGGGCCGAGGTGGTGGAGAAGATCAACGAGATCCGGCGCGACGGACTCCCTGGTCAAACGCTCATTCTCGACGGGTTCGGCTCGATCGAGAAACTCTGCGCGTCCAGCATCGTTGGCGTGGAGAAAGACGAGAAGGGACGCCTGCTCCCGTCACTGAACTGGAACTACGGGATGGGCGACGAGATTCTGCTGAATCGAATGCGGGAATTCGTCGCCTCGCTCGAGGCGATTTGGAACGAGCAGCGCGTGAACATCATCCTGGTTTGCCACGAACGGATGACGAAGGGCGGCGACGAGCGCGGCGATTACAAATACATGGGCCCCGCGCTGAACGCGACGAGCAAGGGCAATGTCGCCGGTTTTATCGCTGGGTGGGTTGATTGGATTGGCTACCTCCAGATGGAGGAGACCGACGTCAAGATCGGGGAGACCGCGAACGGCGCCGTGATGAAGCGAAAGCCGACGGGCCGACGACTTTTTCACGTTCGGCCGAGCGACGCGTTCGTTGCTGGCTTCCGCGGCGAAGGCCCGGATGCGACTATTGTGCTCCCGCCGACGGCTCCAACCATTGCGCATCCCATGGCGAACCCGGCGAGCCCCTGGCGCGCGTTCTGGTCGCAGGTCGAGGCTGGGCCGCTCGACGCCGAGCGCGTCGCGGCGGATTTCAGGGCCGCGGTCCCCGCGCGGGTGGCTGAGGTGAAGAAGACCGACGTCGAGCGGTCGAAGGGTATCGAGGCGTGGGCGTCGAAGCCCGACCTCAGCACGCGGGCGATGTGGCTGTGGCTCCAGGAGCAGCCTGCGAAGAAGACCGCGGCGCCCGCCGTCGCGGCGTAAACAAGACTCATTCGAACGAATACGAGACGAACAGAAAGAAGGATACGACGATGGGCATTCAGGCTGGCTACTACAAGGCGCGCGCGGTCCCGGCGAGCTTCACGAGGGGCAATTCGAAGCAGAAGGGGACGCCGTTCTACGCGTTCCACATGGTGACCGAGGCGGGCGACGGATATGTGGGCGGCGAAGAGATCCTGTGCACGATCTACGTCACGCCGCTGACGGCTGAGCGCGCGAAGAAGAGCCTCGAGATCGCCGGCTGGAAGGGTGGCGCGCTCCCCGGCACGCTCGGCTCGACGGTGTGCGAGGTCGAGGTGAAGGACGATGGCAAGTACGGGATGAAGTGCGAGATCGTCGACCCGAACCGCCTCCCGCCGGCCATTGACGCGAGCGCGGTCCCCGACTTCGACGCGCAGATGTTCGCGCTGATGGGTGCGAACCCGCCGCCCGCTGGTGGTGGCTCCGGCATCGACGGCGAAATCCCGTTCTGATCGTCGCCGCCCGCGAGCTCGGCCCGGACCTCTGCGGAAAACCGCGGGGCCGGGCTCGCGACGTCAGGAGGTTACGATGTACGCTTCAAAGGCTCTGTTTGGTGGTCAGGCGGCGACGGCAGGTCGGACTGTTGTGGTAAATTTTGGCTTCGGTCCCCGCGCGGGGATCATTATGGAGGTGTCGGTCGACGACACCCCGGAGATCCATGTGTTCGGGCGATCGCCGCTCGAGCGCCCGCTGACGTTCGTCGGCCTTGGCGACCCAGCGTCGGCCGACTCGATGCCGATCGATACGTGGGGGTGGCCCCCGATCGTCCGACGCGAGGCGCCCGTGTTGCGCGAGGGACATAAGGCCGACGGGTCGCCGAACGGGCGCTTCGCATAATCGATCCCGCAGTCGAACCACGCCCCGTGCGCCCCGGAAAACCTGGGCTGCGGGGCTCGACGCGTTGAAGGCATAGGAGTCCTGTCAGGAGGAGGATGCGCTATGGCCCGCGCGCGAAAGCGCTAACGGGGCTGCACAGAGGAGAACAGACAGCCCGTCGATCGGCCCCGCGTGGCGCGGTTTCATCGACGGGCGCGCCAGCCTCGGACGCTGCGGACAACCGCGGATCCGGGGCTTCGGCGCGTAGGAGGATGTGATGGGAATTGACTACAGCACGGGGGCGATGTTCGGGGCGTTCGCGAAGAAGGGTACGGAGGCTGAGGAGAAACTGGCGCAGATGGTTGTCGACTCGCTGGAGGCCGACGGCGATAGCGCGGTCGCGCTTCCTAACGGCGCCGTTGTTTGTCGCACAGGCAACGCGTGGAGCGGCGAGTACTTCTACTCAATCAGGGTTGGCGCGTCCCATAGCTTCACCTCGCGCGGAGGCGGATACTCGGGGCCGTTTTCGCCGCCTGAAGATGGCGCCTCGAAGATCAACGACGCGATCGCAGTGCTCGGCTTGAGCCCAGCCGAGTTTACGGGCGTTGGCCATTATTTGACGCTCGACGTGTTCTGAGCCGCGGTCACCACCGCCGTCGCCCCCGTGGAGGTCATACTCCTGGGGGCTTCGGCGCGTGAGAGCACGGCGCATAGTGCGCACGGCCTCGGGTGATTTGCAGTCAGCGAAGGGGAACGGAAAGCATGCCCTAGCCCGCTCTATTCAGCTCAGCAGCGCGCCGCAGCATGCCCATGCGGGCGGCGCGCGTTTGGCCTTCAAGCTCAGGTCGAGCCCCGCGCAGACGTGCGTGGACGGTGCGGGTTCGATTCCCGCGAGGGTCACCGGGTAACAACCGAGGAGAACACATGGGCCAAAACAGCTTAATCTCGTGGACGAACCACACATTCAACGGGCTCCGGGGCTGCGCAAAGATCAGCGCTGGGTGCCATAACTGCTACGCCGAATCGATGAGTCGCCGCAACCCGGCGCTGCTCGGCGTGTGGGGCGAGGAGGGGACGCGGGTGCTCGCCTCGGAGAATATGTGGCGCGAGCCGCTGCGCTGGAACCGAGACGCCGAGAAGGCCGGTGTCCGTGCGCGCGTGTTTGCGTATTCGCTCGGCGACGTCTTCGAGGTGCCGACGAAGCCGGAGAACCTCGCGGTGTGTACCGCGGCACGAGCGCGGCTCTTCCCCCTCATCGAGTCGACGCCGTGGCTCGACTGGTTGCTCCTGACGAAGCGCGCGGAGAAGATCATGGACCTCGTGCCGATGGCGTGGCGCGAGCGCTTCCCGGCGAACGTGTGGATGGGCACGAGCGTGGAGGATCAAGCCGCGGCCGACGAGCGGATCCCGCACCTGCTCCGCGTGCCTGCGCGCGTGCGCTTCTTGAGCATGGAGCCGCTGCTCGGACCCGTGGCCATCCAGCAATGGTCGAAGGGCTGTCTCGACGAGGACGAGCGAGGTATGCGCGGCGTCCGCGGGCCCGATTGGGTGATCGTCGGCGGCGAGAGCGGCGGGCACGCGCGCTCGATGCATCTCGAGTGGGCGCGGTCGCTGCGTGCGCAGTGCCTTGCGGCGAGCACCCCGTTCTTCTTCAAACAGGCTGGCGCGCGGCCCGTTGATCACGCAAGGCTCGTTCGTCTGCGCGATAAGAAGGGCGGCGACCTCGGCGAGCTCCCGGCCGACCTGCGCGTGCAGGAGTTCCCCCAGCCGAGGACGACGTGATCGTCCGCTTTGTCTTCGGCCCGCCGGAGAGCGGTGAGGCTGCGTGCGCGGCGGCGTGCTTCGTGGCGCACAGAATGCCCATCGACGCGACGAGCGACACGCTGCACGACATCGCCTGGGCGCTTGTGGGCCTCGGCCTCTTCGTGCCGGGCGCGGCGATCCGTCATCCGGGGGCGCGGCTGTGCTGACCGTCTACACCGCGCGCATCACGTACACCGGCCCCGACCGCCTCGACATCACGCGCAAGGGCAATGACCCGATCGGCGTGGCGTTCGCGCCGACGTGGGCGATCCTCGAGCCGGCGCTCGACGCGGGCGTCGAGGCGAAGCTCATCCAAGAAGCTGCCCACGCTGGCGGGTATGACCGCAGCCTTGCGGCACACGATGTTCGGTCGATGCTCGAAGACTCATGGTCGACGTACGTCGACGCGTACACGGGCGAGATGCGCGTGAGCGCCGGGATGGACGAGAAGAACCCGCGCTTCGGGTTCTTCGAGCGGCGCGCTGTGGCACGCGGCTGTCGCCCTCGCCCCGAAGCCTGGGCCTCGGTTCGCGCGCGCTGTCAGGTGGTGCTGTGCTGCTTCTGCACCGAGCCGACGCGCTGTCATCGCCGACTGCTCGCGGGCTTCCTCGTGAAGCGTGGCGCGGAGGACGGTGGTGAGCTGATCCAGCGCGGGCGCTGCGAGGTCGACGGCTGCGGGCGATTGCTCTTCGTCGTGCCGAGCGGCCTCGTCTGCGATCAGGGTCACGGCCAGTGAAGCCGGCCCACACGCGAGGATGTAGACCGCGGCCAGAGCCCCGCGCGAGGGTAGCACGATGACCGCGGCGCTCCTCACCGCTCGAGCCGTCGCCGCTCAGCTCAGCGTGAGCGAGCGGCAGGCCTATCTGCTGATGCGGGAGATGGTGCACGTTCAGCTCGGCCGCTCGATCCGCGTGACTCCCGCCGCTCTCGCGGCCTATGTTCGCCGCCGGACGGCCATCCCATGCGCGACCAACACAGGCTCTATCGGCGGAAGAAGAACGGGCGCGAACTGCCTACGTGGTGGTGTGAGTACTACGACGCAGGCCACAAGCGCATCCAACGATCCACAGGATGCCGCGACCGGAAGGCCGCCGAGGCTCGCGCTCGTGAGCTCGAACGCGTTGCCGCTGATCCGGCCCACGCAGCCGCGCACAAGATCACGATCAGGGACGCTCTCCAGCGAGTCGTAGTCGACCGGGCCGCGCAGGGGCGTGCGAAGGGCACCGTCGAGATGTACGCCTCGAAGGCCGGCGCGTTCCTGCGGGTCTGGGGCGAGGACTTCCCGCTTGCTCAGGTCGACGCCAAGCCCGTGGACGCCTTCATCGAGCAGCGGCTCACGGAAGGCGCATCACGCAGCACGATCGGCAAAGAACTAACGACGCTGCGGATCGCGTTGAAGCTCGCGCGCCGGCGCGGCGAGTACCACCTCGCGATCGAGCAGGTGATGCCTGAGCGGTGGACGGTGAACTACGAGCCGGGGACGCGCCACCTCACCGCCGAGGCCTTCGAGCGGCTGCTCCCTGAACTCCTCGCTGACCGCGGCGCTCACGTGTGCTTCATCGTCGCGACGGGCGCGGACCTGGCGCCGAGCCTCACCGCACGCCGCATCGACATCGATCTCCAGAAGGGCATGGTGCAGGTGGGCGGCACGAAGACGGCGCACCGCGCTCGCACCGTGCCGATCGCCTTCCCTTGGCAGCGCGCCCTCCTCGCTCGCGTGCTCGAGGTCTGCGGCGGCAAGCCGGGACCGCTCTTCCGCCCGTGGGGGAACGCGGTGCGCGAACTCGCGGCGGCGTGCCAGCGCGCGGGCGTTGAGCGCGTGACGCCTCGTGACCTCCGACGGACCTACGCACAGTGGTTGCGAGGCGCGAAGGTGCCGCCGTCGCTCGTGGGGCCGATGATGGGCCACGGCGACGGGCGCATGGTCGAGAAGGTCTACGGGCGTCTCACGCCGGAGGAGCTCGCGCGCCAGGTCGCCGCCTACGCCCCGCAGGAGGCCGCGGGGCTCGTGTTGAGCCTGAGCGAGGACGGGCGCCTGAGCGTGTCGCGAGAGCCGACCTCGGCCGAGCTGAACGCGCTGAGGGCGGGGCTCGCTCGGCTCGAGGAGCGGTGTCACGCCCGTGTCACGCGTTCGGTCCGTGGCGGTGCAGAAAATGCGGGGGGTGCAGAGCGGGAGCCGCTCAAAACGTCCGTAAATACAGTGCCCAGGGGCGGAATTGAACCGTCGACACGAGGATTTTCAGTCCCCGCGTCACGGCGCTCCTACGACGGTAGATCAAGCCCACAGCGGCGGGCGGGGTGAGGCGGTGTCACGCGGGTGTCACGGGGCTAGTTCGCGCTACGCCGCCGGATCTGCGTCGTTTCCTCGGCGTCCGCGTCGAGGCTCGCGAGCCACTCCACGAGATCGGCGGGCGCCTCACGCGGCTCGAGCGCGTCGAGGTGCCGCCGCAGGATCGGCCGGAGCAGCTCGCGGTATTTCGGCGACACGTCGGGCGCGGCGTCGGCGGGCGGGGTGAAGGGGCATGGGCGGCTCATGACGCCCTCCGCTCTTCCGCAGCGAGCCGGAGAGAGAGGCTCACCACAAGCCGCTCCAGGTCCTCGTTCCTCGCGGTGGCGCGCGCGAGTCGCTCCTCCAGGCGCGCGGCTTCCTCTCCGGCCTCGGTCACCACTCCCGCTCGCTCTACAACCGCGCCTGTAATTGCGGACGCAGAAGGGCCGCCGACGGTCGCCTTGTAGCCCGCGCCGTGAAGCGCGCTCGACGCCCGCTCGAGCGCCTGCTCTGCCGCGTCAGTCCACGAGCACGAGGTCGCGACGCCCTCGCGCTTCATGCCCCATCGCAGCACGACGCGCCCGTCGCTCGTGACGTTGACGAGAAGCCCCGGCTCGGTGGCCGTGCCTTCGCGGGCTCCTGCGCGCGTGAGGACCGAGGCGATGCGCTCGCGGGCGGTGCTGTAGCCGAACGCCTGGCGCTCGGCGAGGTCGCGCGCGAAGCCGGGGGGCGGTTGGGGGGCGGCGGTGCGGACGGGGGCCCATTCCTGCTCTATGCCGTCGAGCTTACCGATCTGCCAGCCCGCGCCGTCGATCTGCCAGCAACCGGGCTCCTCTCGAAGCACGCCCTCGCGTCCTTTGGTGCTTGTGCCAATCCCCCGCACGAGCACGCCCTCGCGCACCCACGCCGGGAGCGCCGCCACAGGCACGGGAACGCACTCCATTCGCCCGCAAATCCGCTTGCGAAGACAGTACCACCCCGATCCGCGCGCCGCACCCTCGCGCCACGTGCAGGCCATCCCGCATGAGGGGCACGCAGGCGCTTCCCCGTGCGCAGTTGGCGGCACGATGGTCTCACGGCGCGTCCAAGCGGGCGCTGGGACAAACTCGACCTCCAATTTGATCTTGTTGAACCAATCCTCAGCGAACGCGAGGAAGAACTCTATCGCTGCGCGCTCGCTCTTCCAGACGTGAGCGTGCTCGATCGAGTTGCTCCATGTGCCGACATGCTGCGCTTCCTCCACGATGCGCACGAAGTAGGGGATTGTGCTGTGATACCGCTTGAGCACAACGCGGGTGTCGAGAGGGCGCGGGCTCGGCATCGTCGGAGTGACCGGAGCGGCGGTGACCGGGGCCACGTCGTCCGCGTCCGCGCGCGAGGGCATGCCCGCGAGCCCGTCGGCGCTGATGGGCGGCGCACCGGGAACGGTGGCGGGTGCGGCCTCCCTCTCGCGCTTCGCCTGCGTCTTCTGTTTGCTGTTCTTCGTCGCCTTTGATATACGCGTCGCGTTCTTCATCGTGACCTCCTCGTCATCTGTTGAACATGGAGAGCGCCGGGCGTTCGTGCCCGGCGCTCTTTTTACTTTCGCTTGCTCTTCGGCGGGCTCGTCCCAACCTCACCCTCGAGCGCCTCCACGCCGCGCGTGAGCGCCCGCTGCACGAGCGCGTGGCGCGAGATGCTGATCCCGCCCGCCCGCTCTTTCATCACCTCGCAGAGCGCGTCGATGCGCTCCATCATCTTGCCGTCCACCTTCACGGTGAGCGGCGTCTTGGTCTCATCGGCCATGAGGTGCACTCTGCCGAAAGAAGGTGCACCCGTCAAGCGGTATGTGCTAGGGTGCACCTTGGAGGTTAGGAGATGGCGATAAATAGATGGCGCGGCGAGGTGATGCGGGTGACGCGGACGGCGTATGGGCTCCGTGTGGCGCTGGGTGCGCTCGGCATGCAGGTCGACGACGCGTGGATCGCCGTGGTTCACGAGCGCATCAAGGATGACGTGGAGACTGTGGCCGTGGGCGGGAAGGCCTCGGTCAACGCGCCGGCGCTCGCCATCAGCCGCGAGGACGCCGTGCGGCTCCTTCGTGCGACGGGGAGCAGCGAACGGCAGCCGAGTGAGGCGCTCTGCTCGCTCGTCGATCGGCTCGAGGTGTTCGTCGAGGAGCCCGCGCGATGACCGCCATTATCACCGCCGACCTCCTGCGCCGCTTCGCCCGCGCGCACGGCTGGCGCTCGACGAAGCGGGCGATCTACCTCCCGCCGACCGCGGCCGAGACGTCACGCAAGGCGTACGCCGTGCCTCTCGCCGACCTGCCGACGGCGCTCGCGCTGATCGCGGGAGAACTCGACACGTCGGCGGAGGAGGTCGCGGCGCGGCTGGGGATGCTCGCGGCGGCAGAGGTTCTCATCGTCGACCGGGCCGAATACCCGAAGCGCACCGCGTACGACACGCGGGTCCGGGACATCCTGACGGACCACATCGATACGCTACTCCGTCGCGCCGGCATCGACCCCGCCCGCTGGCCTCCTGCGTGATCGGCCCCGCCTTCTCCCTTCTCGCCTTCTCGCCCGCCGCAGTCATCAGCGTGCGCGAGCGGCGTCACCGCCCCGTCGCCGCGTCGCTCTTCATCAGCCTCGTTCACGCCTGTGTGACCGAGGCTGATGCGTCCGAGCGCGTGCGGGGCTGCGGCGTCGTGCTCGTCGCGGGTGCGAGCTGCTACGCGTCCCTCGCCATCTGGGAGCCACGGCTGCGGCTCCTTAGCGCGGTGTGGCTCCTTAGCGCGGGCGCTGTGCTCGCGGGCCTCCTTGACGAGCGGTGGGGCGCGGTCGCATTGGCGCCTAGCGCGTGCGCTGTCGCCGTCGGCGCGGTCGCGTGGTGGCGCGCAGGCATGAACGCGAACGGCGCCGCGGAGTGGACCGCCGCCGCCCTGCTCGTGAGCGACGCGACGGCGCTGTTGTTCGGCCCCGACGCGATCGCGTACCAGGGGCGCGTGCAGGCGGCGCTCATCGCCGCGCTTCAGATCGCGTTCATCGCACGAAGCCGACGCGCTGCTTGACCGGGGCTTCCGGCGCGGGCTGCGCCTCGGTGAAAAAGCGCGCCTCACGCACGAGGAGCCGCGCCTCACGCAGGATGAGCGGCAGGGTCACGAGCACCACGGACGCGAACGTCGTGAGGCACGCGATCGCATTCATCGCAGCGCGTACCAGATGACAGCGGCCACGAGGGCCAGCGCGCCGAGCACGAGCGCGGTCTTCTTCTTCGGCGGCGGGGGAGGAGGCGGAACAGTGGGGATGACGTCGGTCGTCACGGGCTCGCTCATCTCACTGTTCCTTGAAGCCCCAAAGGGCTCGCTCGAGGTCGGCGGCGAAGGCGCCGGAAGCGACGTACGACTCGGGGGCGCGTCCATAAGCTCGCTCGCTTCGTCGACGATCCACTCGCTCGGGAGTGGCGTCCGCGGGTCGCTGTCGGACGGTGGAGCGCTCTCGGCTTCGGTCATCGCAGGGCTCGGCCATGGGATGTGAACAGCACGCCTATCGGCAGGATGCAAGAAGCGATCAGGGAATCAGCAGGTCCTGACGCGCCGTGGCCATGAGCCACGTGCCTGGCAGCACGATCACGGACGCATCGGGGGCGCCCGTCGCCACCTGGAGCGCGATCGCGTAGTCCCCGGCGGGGACATAGATCGACCCGAGGAGCGTCGTCTGGCGGGCATATCCGAGCGGCGTCTGCGCGCCGGGGACTACGATCTCGACCTCCAGGCCGGACACCGCGATCGTCGCCTGCACGTCGATCGAGGAGGTCGCGAGGAGCCAGCCCTGCACGTCGATGAGGCCTGCGCTTTTGCGGCTGATGCAGACCGCAGCGACCTGCTCGTAGTCCGCCTGCGCGAATGACAGCGGCTCGGTGAGCGTGTCGGAGGCCTGCGCCTCGCAGTTGGCAGCGACGCCCTGAAGAGCTTCGGCGCGCCACTCCGGGACGATTGGCTCGGTGGCATTGCAGGCGAGGAGGGTAAGGGCGAGGAGGATAAAGATCTTCATGTGATGCTCCTACGAGGTGTGAATGGTTATCGACACGCCGGCATATGCCGTGTCACGCAGCAATCCAGCACAATTGCAGCCGCACGTTGGTTGCCGCGCCCGCAACACCGCCTCCGCGCGCGCACTTGATCGACATCTTTTCGCCAGCACCCCACGTGATCGTTCCGGCGACGGCGGCCGTGTTGTCGGTCGCGGCGTTATCAAGCGTGATCGTCATCGCCGTGTCCGCTGGTGCTCCACCAGCGGTGCCAACCTGGATCGTGAATGTCGTAGTGCCAGCGCCGACGCCGGCAACCTGCGCAATCTCGAGCGTGCCCGCGAGTTTGAGCGAGACGCCGGTCGGGTTTTTTATGTACAGCTGCGTCGCGGTGATGGTCGATACTGCGGTTCCAGGTGGCCAAATATAGGCGGGCCCAAAGGACCCCGTGCCGAGGCTTGACGCACCGAACGACATCACGATCTTCCCGACCGCCGCCGCGACCGCCGTGTCACGGGCGCCCTTCGTGTCGATGTCGTCCACTGCGCTTGGGTCGGCAACCTTCGCACGCCCCGCGCCGTCGCGGATCATCGGAGCGCTCGCCGTGGCCGCGGAGGTCATCGCGACGCCGCCGACGCTCAGCGTGTCCGCAGCGAGATTTACGCCGGCCTGCATCGTCAGAGCCGCCGCTGTCAGGATGAACTTGTCGACGCCGCCGACGCGCCCGCGGAGGTCAACCGCGGCGTTGAACCCCAGCGAATTCTTGGTCGTCGACCAAGAAATCGTGCTGGACGCGCTGAGGTAGAGGCACGTCTGAAACACACCGAGGGCGGTGCCGCCCTTGAAACTCAGGGTGCCGCTCGACACGCCGTCGCTGCCCAGGTTGAGGGTTAGCGCGCCGGGTTCGTCTGCGTCGACGTCGCCGCCTTCGCCCGCTGCGAGCTCTAGCTCTCCGCCGATCGAGCCTGGCTCGCCTTTCTGCCCGGAGAGCGTCGTCTTCAGGCCAGCGCCTACTACGACGGGGGCCTTCCCGATCGTGGTCGCGCCGGCGGCGCTGAAGGCGATGTTGCCCGCGGTGTAGACCGGGGTGATCGTCGTCAGATACGTGTAGTGAGTCGAGGTCAGGAAGCCCGCCGTCGAGCCGTCCGCGTTGGCATGGAGTGTCCCGCCGAGCTGCGTACCATGGGCGTGCACGTGGTCAGCGCGCGCGGCCGTCGTGCCTACACCGATGGCTGCGGTGCCCACCGCAGCGGGGAGCGTGGAGCTCAGTGCGAGCGCAGCGGCGAGCGCGGTGTTGAGCGTCCGAAGGTTCGCCGCGTGGTCGCCCTCCCAGTTGCGCCATGTTTCGGTGCTGAACTGCGAGGTCTCGCGCCAGGCGAGATCGTGCAGGCCCTGCGAGCTCAGGATCTCGAGCCCGCATGCCGTGTCGCGCACGTCCTCGCTCTGCGCGCCGCCCTTCACGCCGTTGTTGACGATGAGCTGGCAGAGGTACTTGCCCCACGTCGAGGGCATGACGAAGCTCGCGGGGGCCGAGTTGCCGCGGTAGACGAACGCCGTGTACGTGATGGTCGAGCCGGTGGGGCCGACGATGCTCGTTTCCTCCTCCGTCCACGCGCCGCCGGGTCCCGTCCATCCCTCCGGGTACGAGTAGAACTCGATGCGCGTGAGCGGCGTACCGGGCCACGCGACGGTGCTCTCGTACGAGAACTGGATCGTCTCGCCGCCGGTGACTGTGCGCGCGCCTGCGACAGCGGCGTCGCCGTTGACCGAGGTCAGAAGTCGAGCATACGGCGTCGTGGTCATGGTAGGGTGCTCGCGGAGGTGAGGAGATGGAGAAGCGTGAAGATGATGAGGTTGCGCGTGCTGTCGCCGCGGAGCGCGAGCGGTGCGCGGGGATCGTGGAGCGCGGCGACGGGCATCGGCGCGCTGACATGGCGGCTGAGATCCGCGCGGGCCATCCAGCCGCGGTCACGACGCCCGCGCGCTACGTGCCGACGCCCGCCGCGCTCCGGCGCTCGACGCTCGCGGCTACGCTTCAGCTGTCGCGTGTGAGCGCTGCGTTCGCGGCTGAGGCCTTCGAGGAAGAGACCGCGCTGGTGACCGCAGCCCTCGAAGCGGCTCGCCGCATGCAGCCGCCGGCGGCGCCGCTGAAGGTCGCCTCGCTCGAGACCATCGTGCGCATCCTCGCGACCATGGCGCTCCACGCGTCGCCGACCCCGGCTGACGCTCGTCTGCTCTTGCAGTTTATCGGGTAGAGTTCCAGCCGCGGCTGTAGGCACTCGCACGCGGATAGCACAGATCCGCGTGCTGGGATAGGGCTGCGTGCGAGGGGTGGGGCTGTGGTACCGTAGCGGGATGGCCCTTCAGATCACACGCGCCCACGTCCAGATGTTTGTCGAGCCCGGCGCCACAGCGCCGGTGATCGTGGACTACGTGCTGAGCGACGAGCGCGACGCGGCGCTCGGCAAGCGGGGCACGATCCAGCTCGTGGTACCGGCGGGGGTGCGCTCTCAGCTCGCGACGCTCGTCGAGGACACGCTGCGCTCGGTGGGCATCCTCTAGGGGTAGACCATCTTGATCTCGGTCGCGCCGAACGCGGGGATCAGCCGCACGACGAGATCGCGGATGGGGCGTTGAAAAGCGAACTCGCTGAGCTTCCAGCCAGCCGGAACGCTGAAGGTCAACGCCGGGTCGGACGTGCTCGCCGAGAAGTCGATGGTCTGCGTCCACACGCGTCCATCCACGGCCTCGAACAGGTACGAGAAGACGCCCGGCGCGGTCTGATGGGTCCGGAAGCGCACGAGCGGCACGACGGCGTGGAACGCGCTCACCGATCGAACGAGCGCGACGCGATCCACGTGGTCGGGCGGGATGGGCGCGGCTGAGATGAAGGTGAAGTTTTCCTTGAAGTCGGGCATCGTGACCTCGTTTGGGTGGGTGAGGGAGTCGCCAGCCTATCAGGTTGCTCGGCGGTTTTCTTGGCCGGTGCTGAGGGCTCGAGCGAGCGTCCGCGGCATGAACCGAAGGATCGTCTACGCCGGGCTCGTCGTCGCCGCTCTCGTCGTCGCCGCGGGGTCCCTTGGCTTCTGGGTGCGGAGGTCCAGAGAAGCCGAGCGCGAACGCCTCAGCCTGTGCACCTCGCTAATGACCGGAGCTGAAGCGGCGCTCAAAGCGAATGACGGGGTGCGCGCCAAGAGCCTTGTGTCTACCGTGCGAAACAAATGCGACGAGATTCAGTTCCCGGCGCTCATGAAGATCGACCAGAGGATTGCCGATGTCATCGAAGCGAAGCATAAGGCGGCTGTCGGCGCTGTTGTTGCGGCGCGGAAGCAGGCCGAGCTCGAGCTCGCTGAGGTAACGGCCACGTTCGCACCTGTGTGGACCGCATACGAAAAGTTGCCGCACCGCAGTAAGTCGGCGCTGGCAACTGCGGTGCGCAAGGTGGCGACTATCCAGAACACTTTGCCGGTGCGACTTCAGCCGATGGGCATTCGCTACAACAGAGCGATCCTTCGAGCGGCATCCGCGCCGCTGATCCTGCCTCCTACGCGGGCGCGGGGCGACTGGTACGAGATCCTCGTCCCTTCGCATGAGCCGGCCGCGTGTATTGTATGGGGCTCGGGGTGGTCAAATGACCCGGCGGCGCTTATCGAGCTTGGTTTCGTCAAAATACACTGCGACGCGGCACCTGGAGGCCGTGCTGTTGAATGGGAGCTCTCGAAGGCGAGGGCAGATCTGAAAGAGGCGACGACGTATATCGATGCACAGTGGGGGGCCTACGACGAGATCCCCCAAGGGAAGCGAACCGTGGACGATCTGAGGTTCGCGTTTAAGGCCTCAATCATGGTGATGGTTGGGCTGCAAGTGAAAGATGAAAACCGTAATGCTGTGGTGACTTACAACCTTCGCGCGTATCGACCGCGAGCCGTCATGCTCGGGTTGACGGGTAACCCGACAATTGACGGTATGTAACCACACCTGCGCCGCGGTGAACCGGCGTTCTCGCGCCGCCGGCCTCGGCTGATATGGCGTGAAATGTTCACTTGACCGTGGCCCATGGCTCGGGCATAGAAGGCACGGAGGTTAGGGGTATGAGAGGATTGCTTGGCATAACTGCGTGTATGCTGCTTGTGGCTTTGTCCGCGGGTTGTGGGGGGTTCGACGGGACGGGAGGCGGAAGCCCAACAGCAGAAGAACCCATTGCCGAGGCTATTCACTCCGACACGAGCGGACCCTTCGGCCTCTGTGATTCATGGGAAGACTGCATGCCGATCCGGTTATGCGAGGGACCGGCATGCAGAGGCGGGGAGTGTTACTATGAAACCGTATTCGACGGCAACTCATGCGAGCTGCCCGGCAAAGACGGCATGTGTATTGACGGGGAATGCGTGTCGACTCAGTAGCCAGCAGCGAGAGTCGCGTTGGCCGAAATCGCCGCCACTTCCCAGGCGGTGCCATTCCACATCAAGGTTGCCGACTGCTTGGCCGGCGTGCCTATGACAAACGAAAACATCGTCGTGCCGTCATCCTTGAATGTGTACGCGTTAGACAATTCGCCAATCACATACACGTGAATCACGAGGCCGGCAGGTTCGCCGGTCGGCCTCGTGACGTCGACCACGCACGCCAGAGTGGGATTGTCGAATTTATAATAATCTGCCGCAACGCTGATCGAAGTGGTCGCGCCGGGCGAAGACTTGTCCGTCCTACGGTGGTACGTCTTCGCGGTTGAGCCGCTCAGCGTTTCGGCCCCGGTCCTCGTGACCGTGGCCGACTGAGTGATGGTCCCCGACAGCGTGCCTGTCAGCGCGACGTTTGCGTTGATGGTCTGCGCGGCCGTCCACGTCCCCGGCGCGCTCACGGCCATGGCCGCCGCGCTGAGCGTGAGCGTCGCGGGGTTCAGCGTCACCGCGAGCCCACCTATCGACAGCAGCGCGCTCGGCGCGTACGTGCCGCCGCCGTCGCCGTCCACGCACGATGGGCGGATGGCGTCCAGCGCCTCGAACTCCAGCGCCGAGACCGTCGACCCGTGGAACCAGCCGTTGATCATCCGAATGCGAGCAAACATAGTCCTTGCTTTCTGCGCGCCGTAGCACGCCCGCCGACGCTACGGCTGAGGCGCCGCGCCGTCTACAGCCGCGGGTGTAGAACAGCACGCCGCGAGCTCGTGCAGCGTCTCCGTCGTCACGCGCGCGCCGGGCCAGCGCTTCCCGCGCGTGACCTCGCGGCACTCCGCGCAGCGCGTCCCCGCGAACACCCGCGTGAGACCGCAGCCGACGCAGAGCCCGCGAGCTCGGCGAGAGGCGTATAACGCGCGGGCGTCAGCGGGGGTCATCTGCGAGCCCTCTCCACGCGCTCAGCCTCGCGCTCGATCATGCATGCTACGCAGCGCTTCGCGTCCGCTACGCACGCCGCCCCATGCTCGCATGGATGCGCCGCGGGCTCCTCGCTCGCCCCGCGCACGAACGCCGCGCAGCGCGCGCACTGCCTGTATTCCGCCGCGCTCACATCGCCTCGTAGGGGCCGAGGTACGCCTCGACGCCGGATGCGAACGCGAGCCCCGTGCACAGCGCCTTCGAGCGCACGATGTCCTCGCTCACGCTCCACGTCGCCGCGATAGCCGTCACGCGCGCCGCGTCCGGCGGTGACGTGCCGATGGTGACCGACTCGTTCGCGCCCGTGGCGGCCGCCTGCCCAACCCAATCAGCCGCGGTCAGCGCGCGGTAGGGCGGCGCGAGGCCGGCGGCGAAGATGCGCGCGGTCACCGCGCCGCCGTACACGTTCAGGCCGATGCCGAGCGCGCACGTGTAGACCGCGGCCTCGGTGATGCTCTCCGCGAGCGCCACGGCGGCGCAGCGCGCTCGTGCGGTGTCGTCGATGTAGATGTTCTCGATGGTCATATCGCCTCAAGAAAAAGGGAGCGCTGGGCCTTCGCGGGCGCGCGCAGACAGGCGGGCGAGAACCAGACCCGCTCGCGCTTGGCGTTCTCGTTCTCGCCCGCCGCCTGATTCGAATAGCCGCCCGCGGCTTTCCACGCCTCGACGGTCCAGCCCTGCCCCTCGAGCGCGACGTGTTCGACGTCGTAGCCGCAGAGCGCGATCCGCAGGTCCGGTCGCGCGCCGTTCTCGATGCACCACGCGCGCACGCGAGCGCTCACGGGCTCGGTCCCGTAGAGGTCGTCGAACCCCTCGTAGGGTGGGTCGAGCACGACGCCCGTTACGCCGTGCTTCCAGGTCACCGCGGGCGTCAGGATGCGCGCGAAGTCGCCGCACGTGACGCGGGTGTATCGCAGCCGAGCGGAGAGTGCCGCGAAGACTTCGTAGAGGGCGGAGCGGTGGGCGGAGCTATTCACTCCCGCGCCGGAACGCGGAGAGCCTGAGCCGTCACCTCCACCCAGATGCGGAAGTTGCCGCCGCATCCCGCCGCGGTGGACGCCCTTGCCGACGTTGACGTACGCCGCTTCGCGCTCGTTATGGTAGACGCCGCCGAGGTCGGGCATCTGGCGGCGCATTGCCTTCGAATGAACGCCACGGCCATCGGCGCGACCGCTGCCATGGTTTCCGCTGTTGCTATTGAGCAGGGGCGCCTGCTTCGACTCCATGCGCTCGCACCACCCGCTGCCGATCCACGCGCTCAGCCCCCACACCCACCAGCCTGCGATCATCGCGTTGTAATGCCGCGGGTCCGCCTCCAGACGCGCCGCGAGCTTCTTCTTGATGCCCGCGAGGTAGCGGTGCCGCGCGTGCAGATCCGTCTCGTTCACGGGCCAGTCGGCTGCCGTCGCGACCGCCTCCGGGTTCGCAGCCGTGGCGCGCCAGAAGTTGCAGTTGTGCGAGGCTAACCCTTCCGCGATGAAGGTGCGCGACGTCGTAGACAGCGCGACCACCTCCTGCGGACCAAGGTATTCCTTCGAGACAAGACCAACCGCGTTGTGCTCCCTACCGTACAGCGAAACTGATTCAACAGCTTCGGCGAACTTTGCGAGCAGCCGATGAGGACGAATCAACATTAAGAATCGAAACTGTTCACGCATCCCGCCAGTTATGGTGATGTGCTTACATTTCCGCTGCCGATCGGTCCTGAAGGAAAACCCGCGGCGCGCGAGCGCCTCCACGACCTCTGACAGCACAATGCCCTGGTTTTGCGACATGCCCACACGAAGCCCTGGCCCTGCATTTAGGCAGCCTTCGCCGTCAAAAAGCCCAGCGAGCCACCCCGCCTCCCATGACTCTTCGCGCGTGACAACAGGAGCAGCCTTCAGAACCCAACTCCGCTGCGTGGAGCGGTTGGCTGCTAGATTTTTCGTTTTCACCCATCGCCAACCACGGCCCGTTTTGCCAGTGCAATGACTGCCAGTCAGCCAACAGTGGTCTTCGGATGCGATGACGACGGTCCCGTCGTCGAACGTCAGTCGATAACTTGGAAGCACGACGCGCGGGGCGTCGATGACCGTGGACCGTTGCCAGTGACGGTAGCGCGCGGGCGAGCGAAACCCCGCCCGCGCCGTGCCTGAGTTTTCTTCGTCGAAGGCGAGCAGGCGCTCGCCCGCGCAGAGCGTCCCCGCCGCTTTCCACGTCATGTCCTCCATGAGGACGCGTGTGTCTGGTGCGACACACAGATGTCCGTCGACGTCGTTGACCGTCTCCACGCGCGGCTCGTGCGGCCGTCCGAGGAGCACCGCGAGCGAGCCGGCGAAGGGCTCGACGTAGTTCACGACCTCGCCGAGGCGCGACCATATCAGCGGCGCCGCGCGCGATTTTCCACCAAACCAAGGGAAGGGAGCTTTCATCGCCGCCCCTTCCGCACCCGCTTCACCCGCGGCTTCTTCGGCGGCACCACGACCACCGTGCCGCTTCCCCCTGTCACCGCATCCCCCAAAGCCTTCAGCACCGCCCTCATCTCCTCTACCTCCGCGGCCACCCTATCACAGGTTACAACCGCGGCTGTAGCGGCAGACAAACGAAGGGCGCGAAGCCCTGAGGCCGCGCGCCCTTCGAACGCCCCTACTTCGCCGCTTACTTCGCCGCGCGCAGCAGCTCGATCATCGCCGCCGCGTCGAGCGAGTGCAGCTCGAGCAGCTTGCCCATCGCGCGCACGGCGTCTTCCTCATGCTGCCCCGCGAGCGTGGCCAGCCCCTCCATCACCACCTGAAGCCGGCCGATGAACGCGATCGCCAACGGCTCATCCGAGCCCCCGCGCAGCGCCCTCTCCACCGCGTCTGGGCTCTGCTTCTCCCCGCTCGTGTCATCTGCTTTCGTTCCGTCCATGTGAGCCTCCTCGTCGTTCGTCGTGTCAACGGTAGAGACTGCTCCTCGCCGGTGTGAACATCAAGGTACGATCGTGCCAATCGGCGTGATGCCCAGCATCCCCACGCCGATCGTGAAGGGGCCCGCGCTGCTCCCCGCCCCACCACCCACGCTCCAGGTCGCTACACCCGCGAACACTCGAGCCGCGAGTTCATTCGCTTTTCTGCGGGTCTCAGCGTCCGCGGCGGCATCCTCCGTCAACACAATCGTGTAGTGCCGCTTCGACGACGCCCACAGCGGAAACGGGATCGTCGTTGCGCTCGCGCCCGCCGCGTGCGTCTGCGTGATGACGCCCGTGAACGTCCGGTACGCGGGGTCGTTCAGCACGTCGCCGTCGCTGAACAGCACGCCCGCCGCGGTCACAGCAACGGCCTCCGTGCGCGTCGGCGTCTCGCTGTCAATCACCACCACATCGCCCACGAGGAGGCGCGTCGTCGCGATCTGCTTCGTGATGTCGAACTGCGTCTCGTCAACGGTCGACTCGTTCGGATCCAGCGCCTCATACCGCAGCGTGTGCGCGGCCGGCGCGGCGCCCGTCACGCTGTCGAGGAGGCAGATGAACTTCCGCGGCACGCTCGTCGCCTGAAGGTTCATCGGTGCATCGCCGAGCGCCTCGGGGTAGTTCACCGCCTCGTCCGACGGGGCCGCGCGCACGAAGAGGAAGTCGTCGCCGAACGCCGCGCCGAATAGCTCTTGCAGCACGATCGCGCATGCCCCGCGGGGGAGCAGCCGCGCCGCCGCGAGCGCCTCCCGCCGGTCGGTGATCGTGTCCGTTGGCGCAGGCACGAGGCCGTACTCGCGCTCGCGCGAGGGGATGAGCTCTAGCGCGCGGCTCGGCCACTGCTGATCGCACGCGTGCTCGAGCAGGACCGAGGCGCGCCCGCAGGCCATCGCACGCGCGTAGATGCTGGCCTCGACGTGCGTGCCGGCGTCGGTCGAGAGCTGTCCGCCGACCGAGGCCACCATCTGGTCGTAGAAGAGCTGCGCGCGCGAGGGCTTCCCGCTGAGCTTCAGCAGACCGAGCGGCGTGAACCAGGAGAGGAGGGGCATGGCGTGGATCTCAGTGCACGTGGACCTTGAAGTTGCCGTCGGTCAGCACGTTGCCGTCGACGATCGTCTTCACCCGGACGCCGTTCGCGACCGCCGTAGCCACGGGCACGAGCCACGGGCCATCCTCGACCATCGTCGCCTCCGGCGAGCTCGCCGCCACCGGCAGCGTGTCAGCCGCCCACGTCAGCGTGACGTCGCCCGCGCCGTTGTCCGTGACGGTGATGTCCCCTGCAACGAGCGTCGACCGCAGCGCCTGCACCGCGTACACGCTCGGCGTCCCCGCGGCGAAGTGCACCTCGATCGACAGCACGGGGAGCATGCGCCCGTAGGCGGCGCAGAGCGCGAGCGCTTGGTTCAACTGCCAGTCGTAGGGCATGCCCGTGCCCAGCACCCCAGGGTCGCCGTCGTTCACGAGCGTCGCGTCCACGTCGTCGGCCGTGGGCCGGCGGGGCGCGGCGAGATCGAAGGTCATCGTTTCGGATGCGGCCATGTGCTAAAAACTCCTATGTCCTACGTGAAAGCTGAAGACCTGGTGACCGTGGTACGGCTCGTGGTCAGCGACGACGCGCCACGCGTGTACGACGAGACCATCGCGTTCGTGGATGAACAGATGCGCCTTGCGCTGTTGACGCCGAGCGCGGTGCTGGCGTGTGACCGCGGCGCCTCTTATGTGAGCGCAGCCGCTCACGCCGACGTTGCCCTCGACGCTCGTCACTTCTCGTAGAAAGCCAAATCCCCCAGCGTCAGCAGCCGCGCGCTCACCGCTGCCACGCCCACCGTCGTCTGCCGCGGCAGCGTCTCGGGGATCGCTATGCTCGCGTCGCCCACGAGCCCGCTGTCAAACACCGGGTTCAGCAACATCAGGTTGTTGATCGCGCTCGGCCAGCCCTCGGTCGGCGACGGCGCGCGGCGCTGTCGGAATCCAGGGTCGTAGAACGTGGACACCTGCTCGCCGGGACCGAGCGTCGCCATCGCCTGGAGCACAGGCACGGTGAGGTCGTCGAGCGAGTCACTCCACGGGCTCACGAGCGCGCCCACCGAGGGCTCAAAGGTCGTGTCGCTCGCGCCGTTCGCGGTCTCCACCTCGAGCAGCCACTCCATGTCCGCGACCTGCTCCGTCACGGTGAGGAGGCGTTTCTTCCTCCACCGGCCGATGCGCCGCGGGGAGAGGGCCGCCGTCGCGTCGACCTCGAAGAGTCCGATCGTCTGCCCTACCTGCGGCGTCGACGTCGCGGTGCCCGTGCCGACCTCGAACTCCGTCGCGCTGATAACGCCCGTCACGCGCACCTGATCGGCCGCGATGAACTCCGGCCACGGCGTCGCGTCGGCCCATCCTGTCGCACCGCGCGCCCATGTGACGCTGACGCCGACGTCGATGGGCTCAGCGATCCACGTGCAGCCGAAATGCCCGTCGTCCGCCTGGATGCCGCCGTTCAGGGTCGCCTCGATGAGCGCCTCCTGCGTCGTCGTCGTGAAGCGCTCGCCCCCGAGCGTCGCCGCGCGGAGCGACACGAGAACCGCGGTCGTCCCCGTGCTTTTGATCGCGGGGTAGGTGAACACCTCCTCCACGGTCATGCCCGCGATCGTGCGCACCATGCGGCGGATCTCGGCGTCGTTGCCGGCGGCGGGCGGGTTCGCACGGCGCGCCTCGATGGCCTCGATGTACTCCGCGTCCGTCGCTTCCTCGCGCCCGCCGCTGATACCGCTGCCGTCGGATGCCTCGGTCACCACCCCGTCCTTCGCGAGCCCCGCGGAGGGGGACGTCCAGACGAGGCGCGTGCCGGGGTCGAGGTTGCCCGCCGGCCCTGGATCGACGCTCTCGATCGGGACGGGCGTGCTGCTCGTGTACAGCGCGGTCTCGGTACAGATGAAACGCGAGCCCGTGGACGACTCGGTGAGTTCGTCGCCGATAAGGATCGTCGCGCCGCCGACAGAGGTCGTGATCGTGAAGAGCCCCGACGCCTTCGTCGCGGGCGGTCGCTCGACGCCCTCGCTCGCGCCCGTGCGCTCGAGCCGCTCGCCCGTCTGCCCGCGCAGGTTCGTGGCGCGCCCGATGACCGTGGTGTTGTTCATCACGATCATCATCGCGTCCGCGAGGAGCGAAGCGTCGTGATCGGGCAGCGTGTTCGGCCCCGTGTCCGCGTCCGGTATGCGGTTCTTGTAGTCGCGGAGGTACAGCCGCTTCTGCGTGTCGCGCGCGAGCACACGCACGTCGTCGGGGAGGTCGTCGAGGGCCATGGGGTAGACCTACAGGCGCGGGTGTTATAGGCTGCGCGGCGGAGGTTGGGTGATGAAGATTGAGGAGATGATGATGCGGGCGGAGGAGGGCGCGGCGCGAGCCGCTGACTTAGCGGCGGACGAGGACGACGATGGCCTTGAGGTCGGCGATGTTTTGCGTGACCGGCGCGAACATGCAGCCGCAGCAGGGGCGCTCGCCGCCGACGTGCTAGCGCTGATCGCGGAGGTCGAGGGGCTTACGAACCTCGTGTGCAAAGCGGGTACAGAAATCGTCGCCACGCTGAAGGAGCGCGACGCCGCGCTGCTGAAGGCGCAGATCATCGAGGACGGCGCGGCGGATACCGTCATCATCTCGCACGAGGAAGCCCGCGCGGTGGCCGCCTTCATCCGCGGCAGCGGATACGATGGCCCTGTGTGCTATGGCGCTCTGGAAGAGCGCCTCAGCGCCGCTCTCGCCGCCCGCTAACCCATCCGCACACTCCCCGGCACGCCGCGCCGCCGATCGCCGGAGTCCTTCAGCCGCACATAGTTGTATTCGATGTTCAGCCGCCCCGCTTCGGGCACGGTGACGATGATGCTCACCTCGCGGATATCCCCCGCGTCGGTGAAGCGCTGCACCGCCTCGCGGCAGTAGGTGCGCACCTCGTCCTCCAGCCGCGGCCCGCCTGCATACTTGATCGTCTTGATGCGCGTGCCGGAGCCAGGAGCCGCGGTCATACGCCCATACTCCACGAGCAGCGCGAGCGCGACGCCCTGGTCGACGGGGTGCGACGCGAGGACGCGGCCGTCGTCGTCGAAGGGGAACGTCCGCGAGGCGCCGTCGAAGCGCGCGGCGACGGGATGCGTCACGCGGCGCGGGTCGGACAGCGACGAGGAGGCGTTGCAGCCTGCCGCGTCGAAGTAGGCCGCGTCGTAGTAGCCGGCGCCGCTCATCGTGTAGTGATCCTCGTGGCGGTCATCCCCGCCGGATAGGTGCCTTGTACTGCGGTGCACGCCGCCGCGAATGCGGTTGCAGCCGTCGCCAGCGTCGTTGCTGCTGCGACCACGGTCGGGTTCGTCTGTGCTCCAACGATGCCAGCGAAATTCGATACCGCCGCCGCGAACGTCGACGCTGCGACCGCCCACGTCGCCAGCGGCGCCGCCACAGCGACCGCCGACGGAGCCGCGCCCGGATCAAGCGCGTTCACCGCCCCCGCTTCCAAGACCCCCGAGGCCAGCACCTTGACGGTGGCCCCGCTCTTCGTCGTGATCACCACGTCGCCCGTATCTCCGGCCACGGTCACCCGGGTGCACGTGAGGTCAGCGTGCGTCGCGTACATCTCCGCCGTCCCCGCCGGCACGTCCGGCAGCACGGCGCGGTAGCGCGGGTCCTGCGTCGGCCACGCGAACGACTCGCCCCCGTCGTCGAGCAGCACGAGCCCCGCGCCCTTGCCCGCGATGACGTTGCCCGTCGGGTCGAGGTCTGGATCCCGCGGGCGGCAGCGGAAGCCGAACGGCGTGATGCTCTCCGCCGGGTCGCCGCCTCCGGGCGCTGAGGGCGAGCCAAGCCAGTCGATCCCGTAGCGCATGATGCCGTCTTCGTCGCGGAGCGCGAGCGTGCACAGGCCGTGGGAGATGGTGCTCATGGATCTACAGGCGCGGTTGTAGTAGGGTCAGAGGCGGAGGCTGGGAGAATGAACGAGACGAGAAACCAGGTTATTTGGGCAGCGGTTCAGACCATCATGATGGAGACGTTGCTCGAATTCCTCGACGAAGAAACCGCCGTGAACTTCAACTCATTCACCATCGCGAACGGCGAAGGGATCCGCGCGATCGTCACGGTCCAGAGGCCCGACAAGAAGAACCCAATCGAGCGGTACCACGAGGTCAGAGAGGCCAACGATGCGCTGAACGACAAGGTGCTCGAGATTGCGGTGGAGATGCAGCGGATCACCGCCGAGCGCGATGCGGCGCTGGCTGAACTCGCGCGCCTTCGGGCCGCCGGGTTCGCCGTGGTCGAATACTTCGCTGCGCGCGGCAACGCGGCCGACGTCTTCGATCTCAGCGCCGCGCTCGCCGCTCGATAGCTCCGCCGACGTTCACAAATACTCCGCATCCCCAAACACTAGATCCCCCGGCCGGTGCAACGATAGCTCGGTCGTCGTGCCGTCCGCGCCGCGCCGGAAGGTGACCTCGCCGATCCACAGCGGGCCCTTCACGTCGAGCTCGTCGTCCATCACCTCGACCATCGTGTCCACCGCCCACACGCTGCGCTCGCCGGGCCGCGTGAGGCTCGGGGCGCTGTGGCCCTGCACGGTGACGACGTACTCCCACCCCTCGCGGCGCGCGTTCATGCACAGGCGCTTCGCCTCGTAGGCCGCCTGCGCGTCGCTCTTCACCTCGCGCTCCGCCTCGACCTTCACGAGCGACAGCGGGAAGCCCAGCGCGACCATCTCGTCGTCGATGAACTCGCCCCGCAGCGAGCCCCGCCCGCTCGCGCCCTTGCCGCCACGCCCATGCACGACGTAGCGCGTGTGCCGCCCCGTGGTCTCGTTGCGATGCCGCACGCGCAGCACGTTGACCGCGAGCGCCGCCGTCGCGCGGGCGTTCCCCTGCACCTGCGTGTTGCCGTCCGGCGTGCCGCCGCGCTGACGCAGGAGCCGAGCAACGGGCCGCGTCGAGGTGTTCGGCTGCGCGAGGACGAAGGTGTTCTCGCCCGCAGCGCTGAAGAGAAACAGGCCCGCCTTCGCGAGGTGACTCTTCAGCCATGCGTACCGCTGGTCGCCGGCCTTGATTTTCAGGGCCTTGTCCTTCGACGGCGAGGGGGTGACCGCGGTCTGCTCAGGCACCGCGTTCGGCGTCTCGACCACGGTCACGCCCTGGCGTACGAGCTGCGTCGGCTTCCCCGGCGAGACAATCGCGAGCGTCGGCCCCGCCGTGCCCTTCGCCGCGAGCGTCTGCGCGTCGAGGCTGGCCTTGATTCGCTTGAGCTCCGCGGTCACAGCAGACGCCCGCAGCGCCGCCGCGCTCGTGCCGCCCCCGCCGAGCGGCACGCCCGCAATGCTCGAGCGGTTCGCTGCGTTGTCGCCGAACAGCGTGAACTCTTCGATTCCCGCCGCGGTCATCTGCTCGGTGACGACCTGCGTCCACGACATGCCGCTGCACGAGCGATCGGCCTCCGCGTCGGCGTCGATGAGCGGAGCAAGCTGGTCGCGCCCGCGAAGTTGTAACGTCGTCGCGCCGCTGCCGTCGCTCGCGGTGTAGCCGTCCGTACGCCCGGTCATCTGCGCGACGTCGCCCACGTACAGCACGAACGGCGTGCGCGCGGGGAAGCGCCGGGCGAGCGCGGCCGCTGTCTCCCCCGAGCCGATCGTCACGCTGAACGCCGCCGGCTGCGTGGTGAAGCTGAGCTTGACCTCGTAGGTCTCGACGATGCGGCACGTCTGCCCCGCGAGGTCGAGCCGCACGAAGTCGTCGACCGCGCCGGAGGGGGAGATGGAGAAGAGCGTCATGAGGGGCTACAGGCGCGGGTGGAGGTGTGGTAGAACGGCGGCGGAGGTTGAGAGAGTATGGGACGCATTCACCATCACGCGATCGTGGTGACCAGTTACGGAGACGACCGAACGGAGCAGGCACACGCTGAGGCCAAGCGAATCGGGTGCCTGGTTTCAGATGTCGTTGTTGCTCTAACCAACGGCTTCTCCACGTTTATGGTTGGCCCAGACGGCTCGAAAGAGGACTGGAAAGAGTCGGACAAGGGCGACGAGCAGCGGGCGCGGTTCATTAAATGGCTCCTCGCTCAGCGTTTCAGTGATGGGAGTTCGCCTTACTCGTGGGCGGAAATCGCATACGGCGAGGAAGAGGGCGGTCCCGCTGAGATCGTCAACAGCAGCCAATGGGCTGACGAAGTGGGCGCCGCTCACGCCGCCCCAACCCCGCCCACGTAATACACCACCGCCGTCCCCTGCGGTATATCCAGCGCATCGGGGAACGCGTTCATCTTCAATAGCTCGACCGCTCGCGCGCTGTCTCCGTATACAGCCGCCGCCACCTGCGCCACCGTACCGCGCGCCTGCGTGATGTACGTGTCCGTCGGCTGGTCACGCTCCTGCGCGTCGTGCGCGAGCGTTCTCATCGAAGCCCACGTCTCGCCGAGCGCGTCGAGCAGCGCGTACGACTGCGGCTGATTCAGGCTGCGGCACGTCGCGCTGATCGTGCGGCAGCGCTCGGCCGCGAGTTCGGCCTTCTGCGCTACGGTCGCTGTGTAGAGGTCGTCGCCAGACGCGACCGCCTGGAGGTCAGCGATGAGCGCGAAGAGGCCGTCAAACTGCACTTCCTCCGCGAGGAGGAGCTTATCCGCCGCCGCCGGGTCGGTCACGTCGGGGAAGAGCCCCGCCGTCGAGCGCGTCGCGACGATGAGCTTCAGCGTGTCGAGCGACGTGAGGATCTGCGTGCTTGTGGTCACGAGTTTGTCCGCGAGGAACTGCTGGCTCTGGTCCTCGAGGAACGTGAAGCTCACGTCGTAGCCGCTGCGCGCCTTCGCAACGAGGTCGTCCTGCCACTCGATGCACGTCGCGCTCATCGTGCCGATGTGCGGGATCACGAGGTCCCACGGCTGCCCCCCTTCGGCGAGCGTGCGGAGCGAGGCCATCGTCTCGAGCAGGAGCGGGTACTTACGGAAGGTCTCGTGTGCCGGGACCGAGACCTTGACCTCGTACAACTTCCGGCCGAGCCGCTCGACGGCCCCGCCGGGCGCGTAGGGGTACTCGTGCACGTGGTGCCGCAGGCTGCCCTTCAGCGAGAGGCTGCGCGTGGGGAACGCGAAGCCCGCGAAGGAAAGCTGGAGGAGGCGGTCGAAGTAGGCCATTGATTATGTTATGAGTGAGCGATGAACGACCCTACCTACGCGCGGACAGATTGCGGGCGATATGTCCTAAACGTTGACCACGCGAAACAGCGGATGCTTCTCGATGAAGGCGGGACGCGGGTGTGGTTCGATGAGCCCCGCCTGCGCGGCATCACCATCGGAGGCCGAGCGCTCGCGTCGTGGCTCACTTCCGCCCCCGCTCATCCACACCCGCCGCCGCGCCTGCGCTGACCGTCACGTTCGCCTTGATGCCGCCCTTCACGCTGCCCGACAGCACCGTGAGAGCCGCGGTCAGCGCCGCGAGGTCGCCTTTCAGCGTCCCTAGCTTCTCGGCGTCCGCGCTCGCCTTCGACGCCCCCGCGAGCGTCTGATCGCTGAACGGATTCAGCGCGCCCTGGAGCGTCTTGCCGACGCCCGCACCCTCAGCCTCGGCGATGCGAGCCTGAAGCGCCGCGCGTTCCTTCTCGAGGTTCGCGACGTCGGCCTCGGTTCCCCCGCCGGTGCGAGCAAGCATGTTTGCTCGGCTGATCGCATTGACCTGCGCGGCGTCGTCCGCGACGCTCGAGGTCTTGCCCTTGTCGACCGCGCTGCCGACGATATCGATGATCGCCGACGTGATGGTGAACGTCGCGACGCCGACCGCGATCGCGCCGAGCGCCGCGCCCGCCTTGCCCGCGCCGGCCATCCCGCCGACCGAGCCCGCGCCGGCCATCGTCGCCTGGAGCATCTTCTCGACGCCGCTCGCAACGGCGTTGCCGATAGCCGCCTTCGCGATACTCCCCGTGATGGCGAGCACGATCATTCGGCCGGGGTTGTCCGCCGCCCACGCCGCCGCGCCGACCATCCCCTCGACGAACTTCAGGATCGCGGGCGCCGCCGCGATGAGCTTTGGTAAAAGCTGGCTCGATAACTCGGCCCCGATCGCCGCGAGCTTGTTGTTGATGTCCTGGATCTTCGAGGCGTCGGTGCCCTTCTGAGCCGCCAGATCTCCGGCGATCTTCTCGTCGGTCCATGCCCCGCCGAACTTCGCCATCAAGTCGTCGACAGCCTTCTGACCTGCGGCTCCGCCGCCTGCGTCGCGATACATGGAAGCGAGCCCCTCGGCGGGTTTCGCGCCGACGACGTTCGCAAAGAGCGCCTTGAACCGGAGCGGGTCCATGCCCGTCTTCGCGAGGCTCTCCTTCATGATCTCTTCGATGTCGCGGACCTTGCCCTCGGACCCCTTTTTCTTCGAGAAGACGTCGATACCTTCGTCTTTGAACGCCTTGACACGCGCGGGTGTGCTGAGGATGTTGCCGAGCCCCGCAATGCTCGTCGCCGCGCTTGTGGCCGACGGCGCCCCGCCATACTGCCGCGCGATCTGGACGAGGGCCCCCATCTTCTTGAGATTTTCGCCGCGGTCGCCCTCGAACTTCCCGGCCGCCGCTTGCAGCTTCGGGAACTGCGACACGAGGTTCTTGTATTCGATCGCGCCTTCCTGCCCCTGCGCGCCGAACGTCTTAATGACGTCAGTGATCCCCTTCACCTTCGCCTGCGTGTCGCTGCCGAACGCATCGCCGAGCGCGACGCTGATCTGCCCCGCTGTACCGATCATCTCTTCCAGGTCGGTGCTCGACGCTTTCGCGATCATCGACCATTCTCGAAGGCCAGCCTGCCCCGTGGTGAGGTCGCCGCTGAACTCCTGGAACTTCGCGAGGCCGCCAATAACCTTGGACGGATCAAGCCTGAACTCCCCGCCCACGTCGCGTGCCTGCTTCACGATCGCGCCGGGGTCGAGCCGCTGCTCACCCTTCTTGCCGCGGTACGCCGCATTCGATAGGTCGACGGCCTGCTTCTGCATGTCGACGCTGCCGCCGACGAGCGAGCCGAGATCCCAATTCACCCCCGCGCCGCGCGCAACATCCCTGGCGACGCCGATGCCCGCGCGCCCAATACCGCCGAGCGTGCGCATCGCGCCCGTCCCGATGCCGAGCGCTGTGCTCGCGCGCGAGCGGCCCTGCGCCGACGCCTCGCGCTCCTGCTGCGCGATCGCCCGCTGCCGGATCTGGTAGACGTGCTCGACAGCCTTCGCCTTCTCGCGCTCGCCGCGGACGGCCTCCTGCGTGGCGCGGCGCTGAAGCGCGATCGCCTCCTTCGCGCCGTCGCGCTCAGCCTGGATCTTCGCGCGGACGTACTGCCGATGGACCGCAGCCTCCGCGCGGAAGCCCTCGATCGACATCCGGCCCGCTTGGCGTTGCGCTTCGATCTGCGCCTTCGCCGCCGCGCGTACATCCGCCGTCGCCTGAGCCCGCGCCTTCTTCGCGCTGTCGACGAGCGGGCGCACCACGTCGACGAGGCTGCGGTCAGCCTGAGCACCGACGGTGATGACGACGCGAGACATAGGCTATCCCTTGCTCTCGCCGGCCAACTCCACCACGCGCTGAAGCAGCCGCGCCACCTGCGCGCGCGTCCGCGGGCTCATCCGCTCCCACCACGCATCATCCCGCAGACTCGCCGCGAGCGCCTGGGCGCCGTCCTCGCTGATCTCCGGTGACAGCGGCGAGTCGACGATCCCGAGTTCGACAATCGCGTCCCATAGCCGCAGCGTGCCCGCGCTGGACAGCTTGTTCTGGATACTGAACGGCTGCATCTCGAAGAGCGGCTCGTCCATGTCGTCGTGCAGCGTGAGCGCGTGGCCGATGATGAAGCCCATCAACGCCTGGTCGTACGCCTGCACCCAGATATCCGAGCGCGCGTCGAGCCGCGGATGCAGCTCGTTCGCGCGACGCTCCGCCTCTGGGCGAGCCCGCGCATAGTCGCCCTCGCTCACGAGCCGGATCCCAACGAATTCAGGCGCGCTCGCCTTCCCCTCCCACGTGTCGGCCCACGCGCTGGGCTTCAGCGGCACGGTCATCGGCGGCGGGCGCCGAGCCGTGGTCACAGCGTTTGCGTACTTCATTCGTCTACGCCCCGTCGCTCGTTGATGTCTCGCTCGAGTTCTCTGGCTTCTTTACCTCGTCCAGTGAGGCCGAGGTAAAGGGCAACTTGGACTCGAGTAAGTTCATATACTGGACGCACAAAGTACGCACAAAGCTCCTGCGCGTAGCGGGCGCCCATTGCTCGAAAGGGAGTTCAGCGGGGTCTTCCTCCTTGACCGCGTGCGCAATGACCTCGTTGATGAACTCCCCGATATCAAGGCCGCGCTTCCGAAAGCTGCACGCGTCCTGATGCCGCTGCTGCGCCTCGAAGAGGAACGCGATGCGATCGCGGTCGAGCCCCGTCGTGCGATCGAGCATCTGCTCGATGCTATCGAACGCGCGCACGGGCTTCGTCGGCTCGTCGGGGTCGAGACACGCCGCGAGCAGCGTATGCACCCACAACCCAAGCTCATAGAGCTCGTCGCCGCGCTTCGGCTCCTCCACGCCGCGCGCCTTCGCGAACGCCCGAGCGCCCACGAGCACGTCGGCCTCGTGCTCGCCGATGAGCGGCACGATATCCACAGCCCACGACGTCCCATCGATAAGCGCGAGATCGAAGCGCTGGCGCGCGAGCACCCCCCGCGCGACGTCTTTAAAGCGAGCCATGTCAGATCACCTGCGGTCGGCCGCTGCGGAAGGTGAATGAACCCTTCACGACGCCTGTTTTTGAGGTCGTCTTCACCTCAGCCTCGGTGATCTTCGCATCGGGCAGCTTGTAGGTCTTGCCGCCCGTGAGCGCGCCGATCGACACGTACGCCTGCGACAGCATGAGGCCGACCATATCGATCTCGGTGCCCGTCACGGGCGTGACCGTGGAGAACGAGCCCTCGACGGTGACGATGCCCGTGCTCTCGCCGAGCACCTCCTCGAAGCCGACCTGCTGCTCGCCGTTCGTCATGAACTTGAGCGACGCCTCCTCAATCTCAGCAACTTTCTTGTTGTTGATATAGAGGGGCATCGCCCGGAATTGCTTGGCCATATCTCGCTCTTCTTTCTATCGGCTCGTGGTTATGGCCGCGGTTCAGGACCCGTATTGCTGCTGTCGCACGCTGACCTTGATCGCGTGCTGGAGCGGCAGCGGAATCGCCGGCACGATGCTCTCGAGCCAGCCCGTCCCGCCGCCGTTCGCATTGAAGGTGGTGACGGGCGGATGCGACTCGACCTGGGTCAAGATGTTGTCGTCCTGGAGCGTGAGGAGCTGCGAGGTGACCTCCGCGTTCCACAGGCTCGGCGTCGCGACGCCCGCCTTCGGAGTCGCCTCCTCTGCCGCGGGGTCGTCGCGCACGTACGGATTCGCAATCACGAAGTCGGTCGTCCACACGAGTTGCAATACGTCGCGCACGTAATCGGGCACGACCGCCTGCGCCGTGTCGAGCGTGTTGTAGTTCGCCACGGTCCCCGCGCTGTTCTGCGAGCGCGTCGTTATCGAGCGCACGATCACCGCGTCGCCGTTGTCGAGCGTATCGATCGGCGTCACGCTGCCGTCCAGCGCGCTGATCTGCTGCGCCAGCGTCGGCCGCGAGGGGCGATAGCGCTGCCCGCGGATGCCGGGGAGCGCCACGCCGTCGTATCCCGCGTTCGGGTTGTCCTGCTCGATGAGCGTGCGATACGCAGCGAAGACCGCGGCGATCTCGCTCGGGTGCGATTCGCTGTCCTTCATCCACAGGCATTGCATGCGCGCGTTGTTCGCGGTCGTCTGTGCCACCGAAGTGGCCGTGCTCAAGAGGTTGGAGCCGAGGGCGCAGACCGCGTGCTGCGTCTTGTTCACGGTGGGCCCCGCCATTGCGTCGAGCTGCACCTCCCACGCCGCGATGCTCGTCGCGTCCTGCTGCGCGAAAGCAATGCGATGAAAGCGGCTGTTCGCGATCGTCGCGAGAGCCGTCGTCATGGTCTCCACACCCGCGCCGTCGACGAGCCGCACGCCATTCCCCGTGGTCGAGTCGCCGGTAACCGCGGTCCCGCCGGCGAGCGTTAGCGTCAGGCCGCTCGGCGCGCCGGAGAGATCTTTGAACACGATCGTGTTCAGCGCACGCACCCCAGCGCTCCTATGCGTTCCGGTTAGCACGCCCGCGATGTTATCCGCCGAGCACACGCCGCGCGTGTTCGCGAGGATCGCCGCCTTCATGGCCGCGGCGACCGTCGTAACGTTGTCCGCCGCGCCGACGGCGCTCTCGTGTAGCTCGCCGCCGATCCACAGGCGGATGACGCCCGCCGTCGTCCACGTGCCCGCTACGGTCGCCGTGAAGGTGCCAGCGACAGCCGCGCCGTTCGGCGTCACCGCGAGGCCATAGAGATCGACGTTGGGGATACGCAGGGCAGCGAGGAGCATCCGATTGAGCTCGGAGCCCGCCCCCGCCTTCGTGTCTGCTTCCGCCGCGTCGGGACAGGCGAAGACCTCGGTGTCGAGGGTCGCCGTGCCCACGGCCGCGGTGTCCTTCAGAGCCACCACGAGGAGCTTGAGTCGCTGATCGCCGATGCTCGCGGCGCCGACGCCGAACTGCGTCTCGCCGAGGAAGCCGGGGACCTTATAGCTATCCTGAACCGTCGGAATGATGCTCACTTGACCGCTCCTTTATCGATGGGGGCAGCCGCGGGGGGGCCGCTGATCTGCCACTCCGCGACGGGCGGCGCGTCGCCGTCGTGCTCCTTCGCCCAGGCATCAATGACCTTCGACCGCGCCACGCGGAGCGCGTCCGCGTAGGGCGCGAGCACCTTCAGCCCACCGCGCTTCGCCGTGCTCTCCTCGACCGCGAGCAATTCGCCCGTCGCGATCATGCCGCGGTGGTAGTTCGTGTCCTCGATATCGACGGGGCTCAGGTCGAACACCCAGCGCACCTCGACGCGGTGACCGCGGATATCATTCGCCTGGCGCTTCTCGGTCACCTTGTCGTCGCGCGTCGCGCCGATGTACCGCACGAAGGGCGAGTGCTCCGGGTCGTACTGCACCGCGCCGCACGGGTGCCCGTTGTGGTCGAGCGGCGCCGCGAACGGATTCGGGACGACGCGCAGGAATTTCTTTGAAACAAGCATGGGTGTCCCTTCGCGGTTATGGTAGGGTCGCGGGGAAGGAGGTTTCGTTGTTATGAGTACTGATTACCGGCTCTATTGCAGAGACTGCGATGACCAGATGGAGGTGTGGAACATCCGAGATCCTTCGGTGCTCCGCGACGTTTGGAACAAGCGCGAGGCGATTGCCGCGCTGGACGGACTAACCGACGCGATCGCCACGGAATCAAACCCTAGCGATCCGTTGCCCGTGTGGTTCTTCGTCACGCACAAAGGACATAACGTCGTCGTGCGCGATGAATATGGCGCGGACTTTGGCTCATGTGTGAGTCGCGTGAAGTGCAAGTCCTGCGGCGAAAGAACCAGATGCGGGCTGGCGTATGGCCATGCAGGCGATTGCGCTCCAGTTGCCCCTACTCATTCGGCAGATCCCCCACGCTCATCGTCTCCCCCTGCTCGTTCGTCACCGTGATCTGCGCGCCGTATGTCCCGGCGCTGATATCTTCGAGCAGCCCGTCGGCCACCTGCTGCACGAGGTCGTCATCCGCGATCTCTTCGATAGCGATGGCCATCTCGACCGCGTAGAACGGTCCTTGCCGCTCGCCGGCCTCGTTTTCGATATCGAACTTCTTCGGCTTCGCGCCCGTCGTCACGGTGAGCCGCGAGAGCCCCGCCGCACGCTTCACGAGCGAGCCGAGCGTGGCCTCCGGGCTCGCTGCATAGCCGATCGATATCGAGCCCGCCGCGAGCGCCTGCGCAGGGCGCGTGATCGAAGTGATCGCCGTGAAGCGCCAGATGCCCTCGACGGTCTGCCCGCCGTTGGCCGCGGTCAGATATATGCTCTCGGTGAGCGAGGCGCCGCTGTCGAGCAGCCCCGTCACGAGGATCGGATCCGTCGTGTTGTACGCGCCCGCCGATACCGTCGTCGTGACCGTGGCATGCCGCGAGGCGTTCACCGTGCCGCCGCCCGTCACGCCGTTCAGCCCCGCGCCTGACCACGTGACAGGGGCCTGCGTGTTCGTCGTCGCCAGGCGTACCGCGTCCGCGTCCGCTGTGCTGTCCGCGGCGAGCACCCACGCCGGGTGCCTGCCCGCGTTGCAGGCCCGCGCGAGGGCCTTGCCGACTGCGTTCAGGAAGGGGGCGCGCTGCCGGTGCACGTCGGGGTCCGGCGCGTGCGGCATCACCCACCACAGGCGCAGCGTCGCGGAGTCGCGACGGAGGTCCTCCGCATACTCGTCGAAGCCGGGGCCCTCCCCCGAGCGCCACAGGTACAGCGCGGGACAGAGGAACTCTTTGAACTCGACCTCGATCGGGTCGTGCGTGAATACCGCCCGAACGATCGGCTGCTCGTCCGTCGCCGGCGCGCGTTCTTCCCACGCGTCGCCCACGTCCGCGATGAGCACCGCGCTGAAGAACGCCGCGAGCGTGTCGAGGCACGGGTCGCACGCGGCGGCAGGCGTGATGCCTTCGCCGTCGTCGGTCGCGGGGACCGCAGCGGGGAGCGTCAGCGCGCCGAAGGTGTCAGCCACCGACGAGCACCATCGCGGCCTTCACGCGGCCCTTGCGAATCTCAAGCTCCATCTCCCGCGTTGCGGCGAGGAGCGCATTACCCATGAAGCCCTCGGGCCGCGTGCCGGGGTGCCTCACGAGCTGCGTCGTGACCCACACGCCATTGACCCGGAAGCGCAGCGCAGGGGCGCGGCGCGGGCGGATCTCGTGCGGGCGCGTGCCGCCGTCGACGAAACTCGCATACTTTGCGTTCGCGTAGAACTCCCCCGAACCGCCGCGCTCCGTCTCCTTGACGATGCGCCAGCCAATCGAGCCCTCGAGCTTGCCCGTGCGATTCTTGAATCGATGGTCGCTGCGCGCGACGTTGGCCCCGGTCATTACCCCCACCACAACGGCGCGCTTCACCGTGTCGACGAGCACGACGTCGGCGCGGGCGGCGTTGATGAGGAGGTCTTCGGGGGTCACAGCTTCACCTCAGCGCGACCGTGCGCGAGGCCTTTCTCGTACCAAGCCCGCTGATCGGCGCTTACTTCGCCGCCGCACGCCTTGCATTTAAAGCGCTTCATCAGCGGCTTATCGGGCGTGATGTCCTCGAAGGCATGAGGGCCATCGCAGGCATCAAGCGTCTTGCCGTTCGCCTTCGCCTGATTCCAGATCTCGCGAACTTCTTCGGGGGTCATACCGTAAACGCCCACGCACACAGCGCGGCAATCATGCCCACGATAGCGAGCGCGGAGAGCAGCGCGCAGCCGGCGGCGTAGCGATCGTTCATCAATACACCCCCGTGTTGCCGAAGCCCCACATCTGATAGATGCCCTGGTCCACGAGCGCGTCAGGCACGCCGGGATCGATCGTGCCGCCGACGTTCGCGGGTACGTTCGTGCCGCCCGCGTCCGCGCGTCGGGTCGCGAGGCGCACCTCCATGCATTCCTTCGCGAGGCGCTCCCACGTCTTCGCCGTCACCTGCTTGGTGAACGACGGCCAGCGCTCGCGCAGATAGGCGACCGCAGCGTCGAGGCACAGACGCTTCACCGCGTCAGGCGCGTCAGCGCGCACATCCTCGATAACATAGACCGGGGCCACGAACTCCTCGACGTAGCTCTCCGCGTCCTGGATCAACTGCGCAATGGCCGCGGCGTTCGCCGTGCCCGCGCGATCGTCGTCGTAGACCTGGCGGAGAACGCGGGCGGACATGCGCGCTTCGATGTCCGCCTGCGTGATGTAGTAGGCCATGGGGTCGGCTTATGGGTAGGAGCGCGCTGTGAGGAGACGATCAGCCCATCGGGGTCGTGATCAGATAGCCCGTGTCGGAGGCGACGATCTTGTGGTCTTCCTTCGTCGTCACGCGGCAGTAGTACCCGCCCTCCGTGCCGAGGGTGTTATCGAACCACACGTCGTTCCTGCGCTGCCCGCCCATCACGAACGTGTACCCGAAGGCCGCGTTGCGGATACCAGGCGACGTCGCGACGCGGACCATGCCGAAGGAGTTCGGCCAGATGCGCGAATAGCTCGCCGTCTGCCCCGCGTTCGCCGTGTCCTTGCGGCCCGCCCCGACGAGGATGTCTGCGAGCCCGAAATACCCCGCGACCTGCTTCGGCATCGCAAGCCCGCCAGCCGTGTATTTGAACAAGTCGAGGATCGCCGGGTTGCGCGAGATGACGTTCCACAGGTCAATCGAGCAGAAGCCATATACCGAGCCCGCGCCACGCCCGCTCCACAGCGCAGCCTTCGCCGCCTGCATGTCGGCAATGATCGTGCCGCCGCTCGCTGTGTTCCAGCGATTGGCCGCCGCGATAGCCGCGGTATTCGACCCATAGTTGCCCGACGTGGTGAGGGCGGTCGCGAGGCGGATCTCCTGCTTGAGATCCATCACGTCGGTCACCGCCTCGACGACATCGACCATCTCGTTCAGCGGCGCGTCCTGGTTGGCCAGGGTGAGCGCGTCCACGTAGTCCTTCAGACCACGCGAGACACACGAATAGGTAGCCGTCGAGCGGGTCTCGTTGATCTCGTTCGCCGAACCGCGAGCGCCGAGCTCGTCGTCGGGCCCCGCGAGGCGACCGCGCTTGTCGTAGATGTAATAGATGTCCGACAGCTTCGCGGCACTCACCATCGGCATCAGCCGGAGGCCGATATACTCGTCGTTCTTGTACTGCACCGACACGCTCGAGAGCGTGCTGTTCTGGTGCACCGTGCCGGGCGAAATCGCCCTGATCCTGGCCAGATCGGCATTCACCGCGCGAACCTTCGGGTCCTTGTTCGCGCGCGCGATCGCGCCGAGGCGCTTGCGCTTGGCCTCGTACGCGAGGCCTTCGGGCGTACGCTGATACCCGACGATATCGCTCATCGTCAGCATTTGATAGTTGCTCATGTTCATAACCCTTCAGGCGCTCACGCTGGCGAACGCGATGATCTGCATTGCGATCTGGTCAGCGGCGACGCCCGTCTGGAGCGCCTTGCCGACGACGTTCTTCAGCGTGGTTCCGCCGCCCAGCGTGCCGACGCTCGTCACGCCGTCGCTCACGGTCTTGAGGTAATCGCCCGCCGTCGCGCCGCCCGTGCCGACGACGACCATCACCGGCGCGCTGCTCGTTATGAGCACGCACTGCACCGGGGCCCCGGTGACCGCGGTCTCCAGAAACACGACGTCGGCCGCCTCGTTCGCCCCGCAATTGGTGACGACGTTCTCGGCGGAGAACTTGCCGCAGTAACCATTGGTTGCCGCGGTGCCGACCGTGTACGTCTTGATGATCGCACGGGCGAGATCCACATTCGCTCGAGTCGCCATGGCTCAGCCCTGCCCTTTCATCGCGTCGTCCATGAGGTCGACCGAGGCGCCGACGCCCCCGCCCTCCTCGCGCTCCGCCCCGCCCGCCGGGCTATCTGGCAGCGCCTTCGCGCCGACGATCGCCGCGCCGCGGATCTCGCGCTTGTTCGCGAGCCGGACGAAGAGGTCGAAGTTGTTCGCCGCGAGCTCGACCTGATCGGGGATCTCGTCCTTCGCGAATCGCCCCGCCTCGACGCCGCGCTCGACCGCAAACGTCAGCGCCTTCGCGAGCAGCGCCTTCGTGTCCGTGTGCGCCTTCTCGGCCGTCGCAGCCTTCGCCTCGGCCGCCTTGAGGTTCTTCTCCGCCACCTCGCGCGCGCTGTTCGCGGCGTCGAGCGCGGCCTTATCCTTCGGATCCATATCGTTCTCCGTTGCTATGCCGCGCTCGGCGGCGGGTGATTCATTCGACCGGCGCGCGAGGGAGCGCACGCGGGCGTGCGCCTTCGCGAGCGCCTCGGGGTTCGCGCCAATGGGAGTGCACGAGCATTCAATCAGCTCGTTGTTCGCCAGGACGTACACGTCCTTTCCGTCGCGCATCTCGTGCCGGATATCGCGCGGGTAGAACCCCACGCTGACAGCCTTCATCGAGCCCTGCTTGTACGACTCGAATACGAGCGGCGCCTTCGGGTTGGCCTTCTCGTCGACGAAGTTAATCGTCATTTCGAGGTTGCCGCCGTTCATGCCGACGTCGGTCGCATACCCGAGCGGTAGCTCTCGCGATTGATGCGCCCACAGGATCACGGGGTTCCTGTTGAACCGCTCGAGGATCCAGGACTGCTCGACTATTTCGTCGTAGGAGTCGACCGCGGGCGTTGACGCGACGACGCGGATTGAGCGCTTGCCGCCCTCGTCCGACATTGCTCGCACGTGGAACTCCCGCAGACACATATCGCCCGCGTCGCTCTCGTCGGCCCGTCCGTCACGATGCTCGGCGGCGCCACTCGCGGATCCGGCTGCGTCTTTCGCATGGAGCTCTCCTGTCCCGCCGAGGGGCAGGCCGTTCGTTTCAATGGTCATGTCGAGCTACGCCGCTTCCGCGGGCTCCTCTTCGTCGTCGTCAGCGGGAGGCGCGGCCGAATCCTCTTCGAGGTCGACGTCCACTTCGTCCGGGTCCGTCCACCCCACGAGCAGCGGCTCGTCCTCGATGGGCTCCGGTATCCCCATCTGATCCTGCGCCCACGAAACAGGCACCGGCATCAGCTTCGCCATCTTCTCGCAGACCTCTGCGAGGAGCTTGAGATCTGGCGCGTCCTCGGTGAGGAAGCGGAAGAGCGGTACCTTCGTGCCCGCGCTGAAGTTGTAGCGAATGAGCGGCGCGAGAATGTCACGGCGTATCGTCGCTGCGAGCGCGCGGGCGTCAGATTCGCGGATGTCCTTCCGGACGTCGTTGTGCACGTTGCCGAGCGCCTGGCTCCCGACCTTGCCCTGCTCCGTTGTCAGCGTTTGACCGAGCGTGGCCTTCGACATCTCCGCGGCGAGGAATGCAATCAGATCGCCGTGGTTCGACCCGTTGCCCTGCTTCGCGTCGGGCCAGTGGATATCGAGCTTCGTCGTTTCGGGATAGACCGCCACGCCGCTCGATGACATCTGCCGCAGGATCGCGACGAGGTTATCAATGTCCTTCTGGTCCGCGGTCTTGAGGTACGAACCAGTTCGCCACGGCTTCCATGCAAGCTCTGCCAGCGCAAGCCAATCGCGGACAGCCCAATTCCTCATGAGCGCGAGCCACATCAGCACGCGGCCGAGCCCCTCGCGACACGGCACGTCGCCGTTGATGCGCGGCTGATGGATGACGAACTGCCCCGCGGGAAAGCTATCCATCGCAATGCCGGGGTAGCCGCCCGACTGCTGCGCGCCGGGGATCTGCACCGGCCCCGTCGCGTCCCACCAGTGCAGGCATTGCGACGTTTGCTCGAAGGCAAAGCGCCGCGCCGGCTGCATGCGGTAGCACACCGGAATCACGTCACCATCGACGCGCTGCCAGTCGCCCTCGGCCACCGCATACGCGTGATAGACAGCGCCCTGCATGTGCGCGAAGAGCGTCGGCAAGTCGTCCATGGCGCGGAACACCTCGCCGCAGAACGCCGCCGCTCGCTTGTCACGCGCGCCCCCGCCGTCGGGCGCGACGACCTCCCACGGCAGCCCCGACACGGCGAGCTCGCGCGTCGCAAGAATGCACTGGAGGTGCCCGTCTTTTTGCCGCGCCTCATTCTCGAGGTCGACGAGCCGCCACATGTAGCCGAGGTCGGCCTCGCTCAGAATCGCCGTCAGTGTCTGCGGCGTGAGACTGCCGCCAATGCGCTGGAGCTGCGTGCCGAGCGGCAGCGGCTCGATAACCGGGCCCGCGACAGGCTTGCCGCGCGCGGCTTTCTCCACGCGCGGCACAAGCACCATGCGCGCGGCTATCCCTTCGAACGCTCCCATTGATCAGGCGCGCGGCTGCGCTGTGGTGTCCATCTCGCGCGCGGGCGCGGAGACACGAGCCACGGCGAGCGAGGCGATGAGTATGACGATCAGCATGAAGATCAGCCGCCGTGATGCGGGGCGGAGCGTGGGCGCCCAGGGATCGCGAGGATGCGCATCGCCGTCGTCGAGCCGCTATTCGTCACAGCGGTCCGCCGCAGATACACGAGCCGGCCAAAGACGAAGATCTCGACCATCGTCAGCGCCGCGAGTGCGCCCGTGCTCTGTATCGCGGCAGCGGCCGCGGTCACACCAGGAGGTGAACCGACGAGCAGCCGTGTCCAGCGTGCCTGGTCCGCCGCGTCGCCGTCGCGGAAGAGCGGCTCGATCGTGCATGTTGGCGAGGAGCCGCCATCGATCTCGACGCCGACGAAGATCGAATCGAAGCCGCGGCAGTCGAGAGCGCTCGCGGGCGGGAAATTTGCGTCGCTGAGCGTCGCGCTGTCCGCGGCGATGACGCCCGCGATCTCGCGAACGTTCGCGACCTGCGTTGTGGAGAGTCCTCCAGGGCGGGCCATCAGTTATAGACCGCCCAATCGATCGTGCTGGTCTCGTTCGCGTCGCTGTCGACGTCGAATTCGCCGGAGCCCGCGCCAGACGTGCGAGCCGCGACCGGCGCAGCAAGGAACCCGCGCGTGCCGCCCGCGGTGTTGACCGAATAAGCGACATGGCTCTTCGTCGTGCTGAGAAGCCAAACACCCGCCACATTGACGGTGCCCGGCGCGCCCGCCATCGCCGAGGTGGTGCCGCTCTGCTTGCGCGGGTAGAACGCGGGATCCGTGGTCGCGACCGTGATCGCACCGGCCTCCGTCGCAAACCACACGCTGTTCGACCATAGAGTCCCGCTCGTCGCGTGCAGCTCGGAGCCCGCGGGGAGCACCGCAGCGGCAGCCCAATCCGCCGCGCGCGTCAACGGAGCGACGCCCGTATCGACCACGCCGACGATGTAGATTCCGCTCTGCGCCGGAGTGCTTTGCCCCACGAGCCCGACGCGCTCGCCCTCGGCGTAGGTGAGCCCGTCATTGCCCGCGACGGTGAACACACCGAGGTCGGCCACGTTCGCCGTCACGATGCCGCGGACGTCATGTCCGAGCCCTGCTCGCCTACCCTCCACGAGCACCTGATGCGCGGCGCTCATTGAGCCAGCGAGGCTCGCCGTCGCAGCCGCCATGTTCGCGCCGGGGAGCGCGCCTGTGACCGCGGACGCGTTGGCGAGGTCGAGCGCCCCGAAAGCCACCGTCGCGGCGCCCGTCGCGCGAGGGACCTGGCCCGTCGTGAGGCCAGAGATCGCTGGATACAGATCGAGCTTCGTCTTGTCCTCCCCCGTCATGAAGCCGCTCGCCCCTGCCGCGATAACCGCCGCATGGTCCGTGCCCGCCGTCTGCGCGCCGTGCACGTGCACATGGTCGACGCGCGCGCTCTTGTCGGTCGTGCCGACAGCGTTCGCCGCAGCGACACCCGCCGCAGCCATCTCGCCGACGAGCCCAAACGTCACAGCCACGCTGTCGGCGGCCACCGTGATGCCAGCGCCTGCGCCGACGGCGAGCGTGCGATCAGCGGAGAGATCGCCGCCGCCCGTAAGGCCGTTGCCCGACGTGACGAGCCGCGCCGCCGGCACATCGCCGAGCGGGTTGTCGATCAGGAAACGCCCAACGGCGTCGCTTGGCTCGACCACGCTGCCAGCGCTCGCAGCCGCAGCGCTATCCTTGTCGTAGTACCACTGCGCCGCTCCGACGCGGATCGTCGACAGGTGCGCGCAGTCCGTCGACGAGATCAACGCGAGCGCGGTCTCGTCAGCCACGGCCGCGAGGATGCGCTTCGATACCTCGCGGCCGGCGGTTTCGCCGTGTCGTAGAACGGTCATCGCTTGCTCCTGCGTGTGAGAAGAGAAAGCCCCCGCGCGCTGGGGAGGGAGGAGAGGGACTTCGCCGAGGAGGACGAGCCCACTTCTGTACGCGCGGAGGCGGTGACGCCGCGGCGGTCAAGCGCGCGGAATCGTGCGACCGGCCGCGCCTTTGGGGCGCACGCGATCGTGGAGTGAGAATGACGAAGAACGAAGCGCGGGGCTACGCGCGCGTGCGAAAAACGTCAGCCGCGGATCCGCTTGGTTTTGGCTTGTTTTGCACGTCGAACGTAACGGGACGAACGGCGACGAAAGCCAACCGGCTCGACGCCGACAGGATGGATCTGGTCGCGCTTCCAGCGATCGAGCTCGGAGCGCTTCGCCACCACGCGGTTTGTTATCCGCGAGATGAACACCGGCATTCTCGACTCGACGCCGTACCGCGCGCGCTTTCTCGCTGTCGGCTCGCTGACCTCGACGTGCGCGCAGATCTGCTTCCAGCCGTGTAACGTCTCTTCAGGCTCGCTCATCCGCGCCTCCTCTCAGCGAAGATCCAGACGGGCCCCCACAGGATGCTCAACGCGATCAGCACCCACCACGGATGAGCCTCCACGAAAGCTATCAGCGTCGCCATAGCCCTACCTCCTTCACGCCCACACCGGGCCAAACGTCTCCGCTTGCACGCGCCGCGACACCGGCCCGCGTGCCTTCCGCTTGCGCCGCGCCTCACCGCCCGCGACGAGCGCCTCCTCGAAGGCCTCGTGCGCCGCCCGAAGCATCCCGCGCGCGTCCGCCTCGACGGCCTCGAGCAGCTTTCGATGCGCCTCGCGCGAGCGCCCCATCAGCCACGGCCAGAGGCCGCGGTCACGGAGCAGCACAGCGCGGTCGTACAGCGTCGCCCCGGCCTTCGTGCGCGCGCCCGAGAGCGAGCGCATCTTCTCCGCCCTCGCGAGCATGCTCTGCACCATCGCGTCGAACGCCTCCGCGCCCGAGGGCGACAACGCCGCCACCGGCCCGGCATCGCCCATCCACGCGAGCGGCGGCGCGTTCAGCAGCACGTGCGGGCCGTACGCCACGAAGAGCACGCCGCGGTCCCCCGACCCGAGGAGCGCGAGCGCCGCCTCGAGCCGGAGGTGGGCCGCCTGGGCGCTCTTCTTCGCATCGACCCGAGCGACCATCCCGCTGTCGTAGCTCGCCCGGCCCTGCGGCGTCGCACCCGTGCGGATCATCTCCACGAGCGCCGCGTGCGAGGAGCGGAGCCCGCTGTCAGCCTCGCGCGTCGCCCAATGCCAGCGGAGACGGTCGGCGTGACCGCGGTGCGCGGGGGTGAGGTTGCGGGGGGTCACAGCGACCTCGCGACAGGCGCATCAGTCTTGTAGCCGAGCATCCTCACCACGTTGTCAAGCGGCGCCGCTGCGAACCAATCGCGGACCGTGGCCACCTTACCAGCGCGCACCGCGAACAGCGCGGCCGAGCACGTCGTCTTCGTCGCGCGCTGAGCGAAGTCCTTCTGCGCCTCGATGCCGCGGATAGGCTCGTATTCCGCTTCGACCGAGGCGACGAGCCGCGACAGCCGCTCGGTTGCATCGTCGAGCAACGGGCGCAATTCAGGGAAGGCCGTCACGACCTCCGGCACCTCGCCGCTCCGCGCGATCTCGACGAATGCCCGCGTCGTCATGCCGTCCTTCGCGTGGTGCAGCGCCACATAGCCGGGGTGCTTCACCTTGATCCGGTTGAATGCGGCATCTACGATCACATAGCCCTCCTGCGCAAGCGGCGACATCGACGCGAACGACGCCGAGATGTCCGCGATCGACTGAAGCGGGAAGTCGGCGACGGCACGTGAGCGGGTTATGACCGCAGCGTCGCGGGCTCTCATCCATTCGCCCGTCTCACGATTGCGCGCGCCGAGACACGTGAGCGACTCCTCAGCGTGCGGCACCACGACGCGGTTTAGCGGGCCGGTCAACTCGAAGAGAACGCACCACTCCGACGGGATATCCGTCTCGATGCCGCTCTTGAGTAACGTGCGCCAAAAGAGGTCAGCGAAGATGACCCCGCTGCCGTTCACGTCACCGCGCGCGTCGGGCGTGCCCGTGGTCGCCACGTGCCACTCGCCCGCGTATTCATAGAGCGTGCACAGCGAACCATCGACCTTCTCCTGCACATACGCCGTCGTCCAATCGATGTCCGCCGCGTTCGGCTCGCCGTGATTGAAGAACTTGTCGAACGCCCGCGAGACCACGCGCCAGCCGTTGCCCTCGTCGAGCACGATCCCCCGGCACTCGCGCACGATCGGCTCGGCGAACGGCGACGAGATCTGGTTGTATTTGAAGAGCACGAGATTCCCATGCTCGGCGTGCCGCTTGTGCACGATTCCGTAGCGTGCCTTCAGCCCCTCAATCGTTCCACCGTCGCGCAGGTACTTCTGTATGTGCAGTTCCATTTTCAGCCTCCTCTCAAAAACCCCTGTGATCATTCCCCCAGCGGTTATCCGCCGCGCCGCCATGCGCGCTCACCATCAACGACGGCGGCAGATAGATCCGCCCGCCGCCCTGCGCGAGGAAGTCCACCGCCTCGATGAAGGCCGACGCGACGTCGCCGTGGCTCGACGTGCTAGCGCCCTCACTGAAGATCGTCAGCCGCCCGCTCGGCGAAGGCTTCTGCTTCATCTCTTTGAGCTGCTTCGCCAACCGCTCGAAGCCGAGAAGCGCGAAACCATTGCTGTTCGCGATCACGCGCGCGCCGATCATCGCGGTCTCTTTGTCAGTGAAGCCGTCATGCACGCGCATCTTGTTGCGCGCGCCGTGCTCCCGCACCGCTTCGATGTAGTGCATGTCCGCCACGAACTCCGTGCAGCCGTACCGCTGCGCCACAAGCGAGAACTCGTCCACCACGAGCCCCGGCACGAGCGGCGCCCCCGGCTGCGGCACGATCTCGCAGACCTCGAGCGGCCCGTACATATTGCCCACGCGCGCCGTCGGCACGCACGCGGCGGCGTTGCGCCGGAAGGCTGCGTCGAGGCCAGCCACGAGCCGGCGCTCCCCGGCCTCGAGCGCGCGCTTCAGCGAGGCGTCGATCACGTCGTGGTCGAAAAAGAACGACGTCCCCGCGGACATCGGGATCGCCTTGTATTCGCGCTGCCAGGTCTGCTCGTCCTCCTCGTCGGCACGCGTACCAGCCTCAGTCAACGTAGGGTTCGCCACCCATGACGGCGCCCACGCGACACACTGCCCGTCGGTCTCGCCGCGCTCGTACGCCTTGTAATGCGCATCGAGCGTCGCGAACGGTGAGGAGATCATCCATAGCTTCGACAGCGGCTGAGTCGCCATCGACGGCTTCAGCGACGCGATAACCTCGGTCGCGGGGTTCGCGCCCGTCTCGCGGTCCTCCCATTTCGCCATCTCGTCGCATATCGCGCCGATGCACGTCGGCCCCGAGACGCCCTTGATGGTCGCGGGGAACACGCGGAAGATCACGCGCTTGTCATTCAGCGCGCTCTTCGTCTCAATGGTGGGCCGCTGGCCGTCAACGCGCGAGTACTCGTGACGCATCGCCTTCAGGATCTCCTCAATCGTGTCGAGGCGCTCCTTCGCCGCGTCCTTGTCCTGCGCAATGATCACGAACACCCCCACGTCGCCCGGCGGCACCACATGCGCGCCGAACAACGTCTCGACGACCGCGACGCGGCACATCGTCGACGACTTTCCGCCGCGCCGGCCCACCCGCAGCACGAAGCGCCGCCGCCCGCTGAGGTAGAAGCGACGCAGTTGCTTCCACCACCACGGCGAGATCGCGGGCCAGCCGTGGTGGACGAGCATGCGGTCGAGGCTCTCGAGCCGCTCGAGCATGTGCGCCCCGTACTCAGCCGCGGTCATGACGCGGGGCGGGGCGGGAGCGGTGGGCTTCTTCTTCGATGTCATAGGGATCTACAGGCGCGGCTGTAATCGTAGACGAACGGAAGCCGCGGGCGGCTCATATCCGCCGCCACGTCGCCCCTTTCTCACGCAGCAGCGCACGCACGTCCGCCGGACAGACGTCCTCGACCATCCGGATCTCCATCCCCACCGCGCCGCACGCCGCGGCCCGCTGCTTGATCGCATCCCACGTGCCGCGGCTCCACGGCGCTGGCCACGCGCAGAAGCGCTCCGTCGTCGTCACGTAGGCGTTGCGGATGAGCGGGGCGGCGCGTCCGTGGAGCCCGTAGTCGGGAAGCCACACTTCGCTGGAACCCGCCGCCTGGTCGACGCCCTCAGCGCCACCGTGGACGACGCGGAGCCCAGCGGCTGCGATGTACGCGCGGACGTCGGCGATGATATGGCGGTATGTATCCCAGCACGGCGCTTGGTTGTGGATACCGCTCGGCGGACGGCAGCCGCTCACCGCGAGGAAGCCGGAGCGCATCGCGCCGATGGGTGGGCCAGTCCAGAGGGCCACGGTCACGCAGACACCACGAGGCCTAGCGCCGCCTGGAGCGCGTGCTCGTCGTGCGCGACGCGGCTTGGATAGTGGGTGGTCGTGAGTCCACCGTCTGTTCGCTGCCAGATGTCTTCGCGCGCGCTCGCGTCGCCGCTCAACTCCCGCGCCACCTCCGCGCTCCCGAGCGCGCGGCCGGTGCCGTGCCCGGTCTTATGGTCGACGCAATTGTCGCATACCGCAATCCAATGACCCGGCGCGAACGCGCGCTCACCCTTTCCTCCACAACCCGCGCACGCCTCCCGCTCGGGGTGCGCCGTGATGATGAGGCGCGGGCCTCGGAGCGGCTCTACGTCATCCGAATCCCAGCCACCCCATGGAGTGAGTTTCTCATGGTTGACATCGCAAACCGCCACCGTGGCGCGCTCATAAACTGCGCTCAAGCGCGTCGCCAGCGCGGTGCACGTGTGCACCGTCGGCGCCTCTGGTTTCCCGTCGTCGCCCACCCAATCGCCACACGTCCACGTGCAGCGCGCCATCTCCGCCACCGCGCGCAGCGGCTCGAGGGGGCCGAGAGGGAGGTGCGCATCATCCCCACACAGACCCGCGCAGCCATCGAAAAATTGCCGACAAGAGCAGCGCTGCTCCGCCCACGGCGCCGTCGGCCCCACGAGCACCACCACCCGCACCGCGGCGCGCGCCTGCTCCGAAAAACTCGTCCACGCCGCCGCGAGGGTGCCTGCGTGCTGCCCGAAGCCGACGAGCACCGAGGCATAATCGGGGCTTCGCGGCGCCGGCCAGGCGTGGAGCGCACGACCGACGTGCTGCTCGACGAGAAGCCGCTGCTCCTCGGTGGCGCCATAGCAGAGGGCGAGCGAGGTCACTACGAGGCCTCCAGCAACTTGCGCAGTCGTGCGATATCATCGGCGTCACCGTGCTTCTTCGCTAGGAATTCGCCCTTGTATTGCGCCGCGTATTCCCAACCGTTCAGAGCCTCCTCGAAGCTGTCGAGCAGCTGCGCCCCAAGCAAAGCGTTCTGCGCCAGCGGAACGCGGAAGTACCCTTCACCATCGGGCGGGAAGTTTTCCGCGGCCGATTCGCGCAACGCCTTCTCCCTGGGCCCCATATTGCTCACGCCTCACCTCCCAGCCACGCCGGCCAATCGCACACGGGTTGTCCGTCGAGGAGCGCGCCAGCTCCCTTGATGATCCTGTTGTCGACGACGTGGCCGGAGTAACCCTCGTCAACGCGCCCCACGCCCACCCAGCCATCGCCGCCGCGCAACGAGTCCCCCGTCGTGCAGATCCTGCCATCCCGGTTGAGGAACACATACTTGGTGGGTTGGAATGGGCCAGACCCTTGGTCCTGCGGCAACCATCGCCCCCACCCGGCAAAGATCACCGGCACCCCCGCCGCCCTTCCCTGCTCCACAAGCGAGCGCACGTGCTCGGGGTGGAGCGGGTCGTCGAAGCCGGCGATGATCAGGATATCGATCAGGTCAATGAGTGGCTGTGCGATGTCCTGCTCCGAGGGCTCCCATAGGTCTGCCGCCGTGAGATCGAGCGCCTCCCGCGGGCTGCATACGAGCGCCCGCCGCTCCGACATCACCGCGAGCAGGGCGGCGATGTCTGCGGCGCGCGGCTGCGTCGTGACGTGGAGGGCTGGGATGGACCCATTGGCGAAAGAGGCACCGCCCTTCCAGGGGTGCCAATCCGGCCCAGGGAGCACGAACGCTCGCCCTTTGCCCAAAAGCGCGCCCGCCGTCAGCATCATCATACCGGGGCCGGTGTCATGGATCCCCGGCGCGCACCTGCCCCACCGACGGCGCTACACCCGCGGGAGATGCCTCGGTCACCACGCCACGGCGGCGCCTCTCTATAAGGAGAGCGTCCGCCAGCCGCGCGGCGTACTCCGTCGACCGCCCCGACAACACGAGAGCGACCGCCGCCGCATCCCACAGCGCCCACTCCCCCGCCGACGCGGGCCGCACGGGCTCCACCTTCTTCTCCTCGTCCATCACCCAACCTCCTCGCTCTCTATACTACACCCGCGGCTGTAAGTGCACGCGCGATCTGTCCCAGCCTCTAACCACGCCGCATGAGTTGCCTTCTCTCACGAACGGCCAACTTAGACCCCACCCGCCCTGGCCCCAATCCCAACGGTCGGCATGATTAGCGCACACGACCGGCGAAGTTAGACCTGCGACGAGGAGCGCCAAACCCAACGGTCGTGTGAAACAGGCCATCCTATCAGCGAAGTTAGAGGTGCCCAACCTACACGTTCGAACAGACGGATCATCTCGATCGGCGAAGTTAGACCCCTCCAGCGAGCCTCCAATCCCACCGATAGGCGCTTTCCTGCACCTCGACCGTCGAAGTTAGAGGCCTCCAAACCAAACGATAGGACCGTTCGCTGCAACTCGATCAGCGCAGTTAGAGGGTCTATGTGCGCCGTTCGGCTTGGTCGAGCAACACCAACGGCCAACTTGGCAGCCTCTAACCTCGACGGTCGAGTGCCTCGGTCAACTCGATTGGCGCACTTAGACCCTGTGTGAGCACCCACAAGTCCAACGTTCGTCACGACTCGTCAACTCGACCGTCGAGGTTAGAGGCTGGGGCATCGTCGCCTGTCGAGTTGTCTTCAACCACGACAAGACAACTTGGGGCCGAGGGGCCGAACCGCGCGAGCGGATCCCGAGGGCCGCGGTCAACACCGCGAGCCTTCGCCTCGCGCACGGCGAGCTCGTGACCGCATAGTTCGTTCTGTCGCGACGAGTCGTCCATCTTCCGCCCCTCGCCAAAGAACTTCAGCGCGAGCGCCGGATCCTTCGACATCAGCGCGACGGCCTGCTCGAACAAGTACTTCGACGCGCCGATCTGCAACGCCGCCTGCCCGATCCGCACCTTCACACCGGGACCAATCCCCTCCTGCCCCACGATCAGCGCGAGCTCCTGGATGCGCGCCTGCCTATATGAGCCAGCGTGTGCCATGTGGCGGCGGAAGTCGTCGGGCGCCTGTTCGATGAACTCCGGCCTGAGACCGAGGCGCGTCGCGTAGGTAACTTGGCGCGCGCGCGCCTTTCCGCCCTGAACGGCGAGCGCGTTGCCAGGCGCGAACCGTCCCCCCGGCGCTCGTGCAGCCACGGGCAGAGGTGGCACAGCACGTGGCACAGATAGCTCATCGGGCGGCGGCACCTCCACCCGCGGCCCCGGCGTCCCGTGCTCCTTCGCGCGCCCGTGCGGCGAGCGCAAGAAGCTCTTCTCGCGCGGCTTGCGGCGTGGGGCCGGCGGCTCGAAGGGAGCGACGTCAGCAGCGGGCGGCTTCCTCATGCGCCGAGGTGCCGGCCCGGCGGGCTGCGTCGGCGGGGGGTCATCATTATCTGCTGTGCTCATCGCTCTGCTCCTCGGCGCGGCAGCCTGAAGTGGTCCTCGAAGTCTTCGGGCATCGGGTCGCGCCCTCGCGCCTGCCGCTCCTGCTCGCTGAACAGCACCCCCTCGATGAGCGCGGGATCGAGCCCCATGCGCGCCGCCGCCGCCCAGGCCATGGTCATCATGCCGTCGAGCGCGGCCTTCGTCGCGGCAACGAAGCGCACGGGCGTCCCTTCGCTCACGCGCGCGAGGCCGTCGCAGATGATGCGCGTCGTTCGGCCGCTGCGGCGCCGTGGGTCGATGCCAGGAAGCGCGGTCCTCACCCACCGAGCGTGCTCATTCCACGGCTTCAAGCCCAGCGCCTGCCGGATCTGCTCGCTTGTCATGCTCATCGCCCTGGCCCCGACCGCGGCGGGCTCGCCACGTGAAGCTCCACGAACGGCCCCGGATCCCGCTGATCCCCGTCGCGCCACGTCACGATCCAGCCGCCCGCCCGATAGGCCGCGGTCAAACTCTCGCGCACCGCGCGCCGGAGCCCATGCACCGACGAGAGATCAGCGCACACACTGCCCTCGAGCGAGCCGCGGATCTCCGCGTCGATGGCGCTCTCCGCCTGCGTGTACGCGCTCTCGTCGTCCTTCGTCCACACCCGCTTCGCTTCTTCTGCTGAGATCATCCTGTCCCTTCCTTCTGCGCCACCCGGCGCCCCTTCATCCGTCCCGCCCTCGCCCGCTCGCCCCGCGGATAGGCCGCGGTCAACCACACCCGCAGCCCCCATGCCGTGAGCCACCGATGCACGAGCACGCGCGACACACCCAGCCTGCGAGCAGCCGCAGCGACGTCGCCAGAGGCCTCGGTCACCACCATGCGGAGCTGCTCGACGGCCTGCTCGGGGTGCACGGCGTGGAGGCGAGTAAGGGCGTGCGGTGGGCGCATCACCCGCAGCCAGCCACGCGCTGGTCGAGGATGCCGCCAGGCCTGAACACCTCATGATCGCTGAGCCCCCTCGCGTATCCCGGCCTGTCTGTGCTCGGCGGCTCGTCGGCGGGCTCCCCGGCATGCGACCCGCGCGACCATCCACAGGCGCCGCAGGCCTCGACGTCGCGCTCGGAGCGGGGCGTGAAGGTGCCGCAGGGAGAGGCGCTCATGTGCTCCTCCCAGGCCGCACGCCCCGCTCGTAAGGGCCGAGCCGGTCGCCCTTCTCCCCACGCACCGAGCGCGCGAGGGTGTCCATTAGCGCGAGCGAGATCGGCATATCCTCGTAGAGGATCGTCCCGCTCGTGAGGCATGACCGCTGGAAGGCCTCCCTCGCACGGGCTGCGCGCCGCCCCTTTGCCGCGTGCTTGCGTCCCCGACCGCGGGCTCCTGAACACGTGCGAACGGTGTCACCTATCGGCGTGAGCCGGAACCAGGTCGACGCCCAGGCACACGGCGACGCGGCCACGGACGCCCGCGTCGCATCGCTTTCCCAGCGCATGCCGTGGCGCCAGGCCAGTCGATCGAGGAGATCGGCGGCCTCGAGCCATTTGGCCTTCCTAAGGGTACCGTCAACGCCCCACGCGAGGCGTCCCGTCGTGGGCATCACGAAGGGCTGGGTCTCGCGGCGAAGGGTCGCGAGGAGTTGCTCGGTGATGTTCACGGCTATGGCTCCTCATCGTCGTACGGCGACCTGTGCGCCACGTGGGTGACGATGGCATCGTCGTCGGTCTCGACGGTATATCCGTCCCAGGTTTCGGCGTGCCCCCCTCCCCAGAAGGGGACTCGAAACACCAGCGGCTGGGTCAACCCCAGCTCCGCCTGGATGCGGCGCGCCGCCTGGTAAGCGGCGGTCGCAGTCGACTCTTCACAACGGCTGTCCTGTCCGCCGTACCCATCCGCCGCCGGATGAGCGTTTCGAGCGTCCGTTATTCGGACGCTCACCTCACACCTCCCATCGCGCCACGGGCCGCCAGCGCCGCCGCGTACTCCGCGTGCAGAGCGAGATACCGGGCCTCTTCGGGTGAGCCCTTCGCGGCGCCTTCGAGGAGCGCAAGCTCGTCGCTGAGGCGGCGGATCTTGGCGGACAGCGCCTCGTACTCGGCGTCATCGCTCACCCACGTGAGGGCCTCCTGGTCGACGAGGCCCGTCTGTCCGGGGGCGAGGTGCTCCGCGAGGGTCTCCCCCGCGGAGGCCAGTGCCAGCGCGGGATCGGCGTGTCGCGAGGGGTGCGCTTCGAAGGCGCAGCGGTAGATGCTGGAAAGCTCGATGTCGGTCCAGCGGGGCTTCTCGACCTCGACGTGCCGGTCCACCGCAGCACGCGCCTTCTCGGCGCTGTCGTACGCGGCTCCAGAGGGCTGAAGCGCCACGGTCGTATGGCCGCTCGCGTCGGGCGCGTATGCCCGCCAGAGGAGCTGCTCTCCGGAGCGCATCCGCTCCGCAACCACGGTGTCTCCGCGGCTGTAGTGCGCTACCTGATGCTCAGCCGCGCGGTCCCCGCTGATCCTGCAACCCTTGTAGATCTCGGTGGTCACGGCGTCCTTGCCTTTCAGCTCTTCATTCGTTTTCATCTTCATGCTCCTCACGCGGCGTAAATCGTAACGGTGTCGAGACCGGCGCCACGACCGATCAGCACCTCGACGCGGGCCGGCGCCGAGCTGGCGCGCTGCGCGCGACGAACAGCCTTCGCAACCGCAGGCGCCGCTCCGCAGATCCTGCGCACGGCGCGCTTCGTGAGCGGGCGATCGCATTCGAGGTGGATGCGGATGCACCACCCTTCATCGTACGCCGTCGCCCCGCGGATATGCATTGCCATGCGCGAACGAAGGGCCTCGCGCAGAGCTGCGCGAGCGACGGCTCGACCGGCGGGTGACGCGCCAATGGGGTATGCGATCTTCATGTTCATGCTCCTCACGCGGCAAAGCCCCCTGGGCCGGAGCCGAGGGGGCGGGGAGGAAAGCATGGCGATGTTCAGCCAGGGTCGAGAGCGCGAGCACGGTCAGCGAGGTCGCCGAGGCCTGCCTCTTCGAGCTCAGGACCCCAGGCGGAGATGTCCGCGGGCGGCAGGTGTCCGGCGAAGCCACGGAACCGCGCCTCGACGCTCACGCCCGCCAGGGAAGCGGCGGTCTCTTCGGGGACACCAACCGCAATAAGGGTCTCGATCTCTGCGAGCTTCGTGGTCGTGGTCTTCATTTCTATCTCCTCAACGCCCCAACCCCCGGCGCCATCGTTGGGGGTGAAGGGGATGGCGGGGGCGATCAGCCCTTCCGTGTATATGTGATCCCCTCGGGGTCGGTGAACGAACCCCCGCCGGACTTCGGCGCGGCGGGCGTGGGCGCCTCGACAACTTCGCAGATCGAGGTCTCACGCACGCCCACACTCCCCTCGGAGGAGGCCGCGCGCGCCTGAGCTGCCTCGGTCGCCGCGCGAACGCTCACGACCTTCACTGTCGTGAGCAGCGCCACCTGGTCCGCGGTCATCGTGGCGCGCTCGCGGCGACCCACGGTCTCCCACGCGGGCGTGACGGGCGCCTCCTCCTCCCAGGCTTCAGCCTCGCGCGGCGTACCCGGACGAATGTAGAGGACCGCGCCCACCGTGTATCGCCCGCTCAGTTCGATCGTCTTCATGTTCTCTTCTCCTCCGCGGCTCCCCACAGCGCCTGTCAATCCCTCTCCGTCGTGACGTCGCCGGCCCAGTCCTCGCCGCGCGCGGTCGCGGCGAGGACCTGCCGCTCGACCCACGCCGGGGAAGCCGTCGACCCGGCGGGCATCTGAAAGCGTTGGACGCGGCGACCGTTGACGCAGATCCACCAGCCGACCTCACGGTTCCGCTCGCGGAGGATGGTCTCCAGGTCGGTGTCCGCGGTATGCAGCGAGCACCAGCACTCGTGTCCGCCGTGGTCCGCTCCGCACTCGTCACATGTCGTCGCGTTCTTCATGCCCTAGTAGTACACGACTCGTTTACTACTAGCAACAAGTATTTCAGCCGCGCCTGAAGATAGTTCAGAAACAGCACTCAAGAGGCTGGTTACAGCACGCCCGCGAGAGGGTTCTTCGTGAAGCGCGGGATGCTCTCACGCCGTAACGGCTTCATGCGGCGGAAGATGAACAGCACCTCGTCGCGGAGCCCGACGTGCTCAGCGTAGGGCGCCACGCCGACGACGAGCCCCATCGGCAGCGCCTGAAGCACCTTCGCCGAGTAGGTGTAGCCCGCCTCGATGAGCGTCTTGTCATCCGCGGAACCCACGTCAGCGCGGACGTTGAAGCCGAAAGGGTACGTCGGCTCGAGGAAGACTGGGGTGCCGAGGCCGTGCGCGATCAGCCAGTCGGAAGCCCGCGCGCAGACCTCGCGGTGCTCGTCGGTGCGTCCCGAGAAGTGGTGTAGATCGGTAGCGTGCCGCGCCTTGTCGTACAGGGGCAGCGTCTCGACCTCGACCGTCACCGCTTCTCGGTCGATTTCTGCACGCAGTTCCACCATGTTCTCGTAGGACGTGTCGCCCCATGGGTTGCCCCACGAGAAGATCATCGGCAGCGACGTGCGCGCTAGATGCCCCTCCGCAGCAGGGAAGAGAGGCTTCTGCACATCGGTCGGAAGATCTATCAGCCGCAGTTTGATGTTCATCTCATCGCTCCCTTCACCATCTTGCTCAGTTCCTCGAGGCCAAACGCGCGCCCGTTTCTGTTCGTCCGTCCCTCAGCCGTGAGCGTCGCGATCACCGACCGCAGCCCCACGCCCTCGACGGCGTAGAGCTCGCGCGCCCTGGCGAGCGTCGCCTGCTCGCTCGGCTCCTCCACGAGCGTCGCCCCTTCGCGGCGGAAACCGAACGCCTCGCGCCCCGGCCGGCCAAGGGCGTCGCCGCGGTCACGCTTCACCGCGAGCGCGGCCTTCGTGCGCGCGCCGATCATGTCCTTCTCGAACTCGGCCACACCAAGGAGCACCGTGCGCAGGAGCTTCGATGTGGGATCGCTCGTCGCGGCGCCGCCGCCCGTGACGTACATGATGCGCGCCTTTGCTCGCTCAACCTCGCGGCCCACAAGCAGCGCGGTCAGCGGGTCACGGCCCAGGCGGTCGAGGCGGTAGGCGACGAGGTAGCTTGCCCGGCGCGCCTTCACCTCAGCGAGAGCACGGAGCATGGCGCCCCGGTCAGCGAGCTCAGCGCCGCCTGTCACCTTCTCGTCGTGCCAGGCGAGCACCTCCACGCCCTCACGCACGGCCCACGCCTCGATGGCTGCACGCTGTGCGTCAAGGCCGAGATCCTGCTCCTCGGTCGACACGCGGATGTAGGCGATAGCGGTGAGGCGCGGAGCCTTCTTCGGGCGGCGGCGGGTGACCATCAGCCGACCGCCTTCAGGAGACCGAGCGTCACCAAGCTGTCGAACACGAAGCGGGGCATCGGGGCAGGCTTGCCCGCGAACCGTACGCACGTATCCGATGCCTCGGTCACCACGTGCGATCCCTCCGAGCGGTGCATGAACACCGCGCCGGGCTTCACCGCCACCGACGCAACCATCTCCACTCCCCGATCCGTCACCAGGCCGCGCATCTTCGTTCGCTTCATGAGAAACAGCCTACAGCAGAACCGTACGGTTAGCGAGCGTTAACCGTACGTCGTGTGTCGAATTCCTCGCACCATGTAGGCGCTGCCGTCGCTCGCCTCCTGCGGATTTCGGCCGCGGCTCGATGTCCGGCGGGGGGTGGATCATCGACGATCCACCCTGTGCGCTGGGGCCGCCGCCGGAGCCGCACGTCGTAAACTATGCATGTGGGATGCAACGTTCCGGGCGGTAGTGACGCTGGAATTTTCAGATCCACTCCCCCGCCATCCGCTCCGGCGGCGGTTTCATCCGCTCGAGCGGATGTTGTCCCTCCTGTCCCCTATGTTGTCCCCCCTATGCGGGACGCGTTTGAGCCTACAAAACAAGCTGTCCCCTATGTCCCCCCATCTATGATGAGATCTCTACAAGAAAAGCGCGGAGCCGGGCGGCGGTGTGGAGCGGCGCGTGGTGGCCGTGTGGTGGTGCCGACGTATACAGGTTCAGCGCACAACCCCCGGGACACGACCGGGATGCCGGGGCACGCCTGCAACCATCTGATATCGCTTGTGAAAAGACGCCCCCCCATGGCAAAACGAGGTGGGGGGGCAGTGGGGGGACGCCGGGACATGCGGCGCTTGCACTTGATCAGGAGTGGGGGACGAGGTGGTGAACCGCGGCCAGTTCGACCTCGAGGGGCGTCACGGTCGGCTGAGCATGTCGCTCGTGCAGCCACATCCAAACGTTCAGGCGCTCGCCGTAGTGGGTGCGGGTTTTCTTCCGCTCGTACCCAAGTCGTCGCAGAACAGCGCCCATCCTGAGCGCGTCGAGGTGCTTCCTCTGCGCGGGCTCGAGCTTCATCGAGTCGAAGATGTCGCTGATGTGGATCTGGTCCTGCGGGAACTTCTGCGGCTGGCGGTTGGGCTTCTTTGCGAGCCAGCGCTCAACGACCTCGAGCCATGGGTCGTCCTCGACGGCGTGGCGCTCAGCGGCGAGCTCGCGGGCGGCGTCTTCCTGCGGGGTGAGCCACCATTTGAACGGGTTCTCTTCGGCCTCGATGCCGGCAGTCTCGTGCGCCTGGTAGGAGCGGAGGAGGTGGACGGCTTCGGCCCAGACCTGATCGCGCATGAGGGCGAGAGCGGCGAGGTCGATGCGCTGTCCGGCGAGGGGGTCGAGGTGATCGAGGTCGATGATCCAGAAGCGCCGGGAGCCCGTGGGGTCGGTGAGGAACTTCTCCTTATTCGTGCTGCCGACGATGACGCCGCTCCGCTTGTGGGAGGCGACAGCTGCGGCGTAGGGCGCGCGGAAGGTGTCTTCTTGGCACGTGATGAAGCCCTTGACCTCGCCGGCGTGGCGCATGCTCGTGATGGCGTCGATCTCGCCCCACTCGTAGATCCACGCGCTGTGGAGCTGCAGGTAGGCGTCCTTGTTCGCGATGTCCATCTTCGTGTTGCGGAACCACGGCGAGCCGATGACGCGGAAGAAGCCGCTCTTCTTGAGCCCCTGATGGCCAAAGAGCACGAGCGCTGTGTCGACCTGGCAGCCGGGGACGAACGCGCGGGCGACGGCGGAGATGAGCCACTTCTGCAGGAAGACCGCGGCGAGTGGCTGCTCCTCGAGGTTGATCTTCAGCACCATCTGCGCGAGCGCGTCGACGCGCGAGACGCCATCCCACGCGGGAAGCCCGTCGAGGTAGGCGCGCACGGGGTGGAACGACTGCTCGTGGGCCACGTGGATGACCGCGGCCTTCACGTTCTCGGCGGACGGCGCGAAGCCGTGGTCGAGTTCGATGCGCTCGCGCAGCGCGCTCAGGTCGTGCCCCTCGCGCTGCGGCTCGCCGTCGACGACGGGGTTGAGGGTCATCTCGTTGAAGCTCAGGCGCCGCGCGGGGTTCGTCGGGCAGCCGCCGTAGATATGCCGCACGACGGCGCAGACGTTCGCGTATGTGCCCTTGCTCTCGCCCGTGCGCTTGTCGCGCTTCAGCGACAGCACGGGGATGCTCTGCACGTCGCGGAGGAGCGCCGCGGCGTCGGGGCTGAGGGTGGGGCTCTCCCCCTGGATGGCGGCTCGCTCCTCGGCCTCTACAGCCGCGGATGTAGAGGTGGGCGCAGCAGAGCGCGGAGGGGCATCGGGCACGGCGAGCGGCTTCGTCGCGCCCTCGCGCAGGCCGTCGCGGATGGCCTTCAGCGTGTTCGCCTCGCGCTCGGCGTCCCACCCGCCGGCGCGCGTTGCGTGGAGGAGTCGCGCCTCGGCCTCGTGCTCAGCGAGGAGCCCCGCGCCGACATAACCGCCGACCTTGTGCGCCTTCGCGTACGCCGCGGTATGCCGGGCGCCCTTCGGCTCGCTCTGCAGGTCACGGGCGGCTCCGTCGAGCGCGGCGAGGGCGTAGCGGCGAGGGCGGGTGTCGCTGGCCGCTGGCGCGCGCGCAGGGAGGGGTGCAGGCGGCGTGGCGGGCGGTGATGACCGCGGCCCTCTCCGCCGCATCGTCGCGAGCAGCTCCTCCGGCACGTCGGCCATCGGCACACTGGCGTCCTCCCACGCGTATGCGTCGCCGCTCGCGTGGCGCGAGGGGGGCGCGATGACGTAGCCGCCGTCGCCGCGCACGTCGCAGCCGGGAGCGATCTTCTTCGTGCTGTTCGGCACCTTCGCACCGCCGGGGTGGCGGTAGTACAGATGCAGCCCGCCTGAGCCCGTGCGCGCGGCGCGCGTCGGCGGGAAGAGCGCGCGTGCGGCTTCGAGGTCGGCGCCCCGGAGGTCGATGTCGATGACCACGGTCCCGCTCTCGGCGCCTGTAGCGATCGCGACGTTGTAATCGCTGGCCCCCCACGCTGCGCGTATAACCGCGGCATCCGTCGAGGCGTCCTTGAGTCCGTGCGGGGTGGCGGGGTGCTTCGCGACGTCAGCGCACTTCGGCTTGCCGCACGAGCACGCGCCGGCCGCGGTCACCGTGTGGCAGGGGAAGACCGCGAAGCCGTCGGCGGCGAGGGCGAGAGCGGCGGCGAGGAGAGAGTCGTTCATCGCTCGATAACTCCAGGGATGGAGAGTTGCTTTTCAGGCGGGGCGGGGCGGTGGCAGATGGCTGCGATGGCCTCGATATAGGCTTGCATCCGCGTCTCTTTCGACACGCGGCACCACGGGAAGCCGTGCGATTGCGCGTAGGCGGAATCCCGTTGCCACGTCGTCGCGTCGAATGACCGCGCGGGATAGGGCTCGATCAGGTCGGGGTTGCTGTTGCCGAGGAGATGAAAGCGGCCTTCGGGGTAGCGGTTGAACGCAGTGTCGTAGAACTGGAAGGTCTTCCTCCGCCCTGCCGCGCCGGGGCTGCGTCCTTCTGTCCGGCCGAGGCCGACGACGCGCTTGTCGGGGTCGTACGCGTCGAGATGCTCAATCGGGTCGCCCTCGTGCCACACGGGGACAACGCGATCAGCGATCAAACCGACGAGCGCGCAGAGGCGTCGCCAATTTTCGACGGAAGCGGCGGCGTCTCCGATGACGTCTAGGTTGACCGCCCACGAGAACTGGACGCCGGATAGGAGATACGCCGCCCAATGCTCGACGGTGATCGTGTCCGTCTTCTGCCCCTTCTTCTCACGCTGCCAGTACGTGAACGCGCCAGAGTCGATCCACAACTCGGAAGCACTCGCGGCGATCTCCGGTACCTTCTTCACGGGCACCCAGGAAGAGCCGATGTAGGCATGTGAGATCAGCATGTCGCGCCCCGGCAGAAGCCGCAGAGCGGTCGACGCGTCGCCAACGGCAAAGACGGCCCTCACGACTGACCGCCTTTGCCGCGCAAGAAGCGCTCGTATATATCGACGCCAACGGCTTGGATGGTGGATAGCAGAAGTTGATTGAATGGCACCTCGCGCCGCCCCTCATAGGTGCACGAGGACGAGCGCGTCTCCGACACGTCGACGCGCCACAGCCCACGGAGCACGGGCGCGATGTGCTGCCAGATCCAGATCGCGAGGCGTTCGCTCGTCGGGTTCTCGAGCCCTGGGATCTCGTTCAGGTAATGATGGTCGAGCGTCTTTCGCAGAGGTTCCCACGCTGCGGTGATCTCGGCAAAGTCGATCACCCAGCCGCTATGGGCGCCCACGTCGCCGCGGACGTGGAGCGTCACAACGTAGGAGTGACCGTGGATCGCCTTGCACTTGTGGCCGTCGGGCACGTTCGGCAGGCTGTGCGCTGACTCGAACGTGAACTCTTTGGCTATGCTGATGGTCATCGAATCTCTCCCCTCCTGCACCGCTCAACCGCAGCCAGCGCCTCGTCGACAGAATGAACGACCGCATAAAACGCTGTCATGTAGTGCGCCTTTTCCATCCATTCGAGTTGTGACGGAAGCTGTTTCTCACCGGGCCGCTTGATCTCGAGATAGAACGCGCGAGCGATGTAGAGCTCGCGCCCGCGGAGCGTGACGAGCACCTTCACGCGCCCGATGAGGTCCGCGCTGCCGTCGGGGAGGCCGGCGACGACGTAGTGCCTGGAGCCATTGTCCTCGACGACCCAGCCCTCCCACTTGTTGTTGCGCTCGACGCGAGCGTCCGGCAGCGCGTTGACGGCGTGGATGATGTCGCGCTGGATGTCGTTTTCGAGCGGATCACGCCGTGGTCTAGCTAGCTTTTTGATTATCGGCACGTATTCTCTCCACGGCGAGTCTCAGCGCCTCATCCCTGCGCGGTTGTGTGTACCGAGGCCAGTGACCGAACTGCCGTTCGAACGCGTATCCAGCGGCGCCGAGCTTGTGGCCGTTCAGCGTCGCGACATAGACGAGCCGGCAGTACTCCGACCACTGCT